ACAGGGATTGTTGACCGGAGCTTGAAGAGATTCGATGAACCGGATGTCCTTCACTCCGTAGGAGTTGGTGATGATGACGTCGGTCGACCCGATGTCACTCCCGTGACCTTCGACAAATCCCCCAAGGTCGGACTCGAAGTCATAGTCCTGCCCATATTGCGAGTTCGGGCCGATGTTGATCCCGCCAGCGGCGGTGCCGATCGTCGCACCGGTGACAGTGCCGACGGTGATGGATTCGCGCCCGCAGTAGTCGAGGTCGAAGTTCTCGACGAAGAGATTGGTGACAGGCCCTTGTTGGGTCTGGGCCAGGATGTTCATCCCGTCCCCGTAGGAGCACCGGGCCTTGATGTTGATGTACCTCGGATTGGTCGCTGACCGTGGGAAGAAGGCTTCCTGATAGACGAGCTGCGAATGGTAGGTCGCCTGGCCCTGATTCGCCCCGACGGCGAAGATGCCGTACCAGATGTTGTCGGTGCCTTCGTCCTGAGTGACGGCGCTGCCGTTGTACTCCTGGCCCGCAAGCCCGGTGTTGTCGGTGTAGGGCGAATAGATGCCGGCGTTGCGGATCACCACGTTGCAGTTGGACCCGTCGGGCCGGTCGCTCGTCTGGATCCCGTTCGGGGAGATGTAGACGGGTCCCGAGTACGAGAGGCTCGGGATGTTGGACACTCCTCCGCTGTTGAACGGGGAGTTCGTCATCGTCCCGCCGCCGTCCCACACGGCCCCAGCAGGTACTTGGACCAGCGGTCCGGTGATCGCCCCCCCCGAGATGCCGTATTGGCCATTCGTGTGGTTGGCCGCGGCATAGGCCGACAGGTAGAGCGGAAGCCCTGCGCCGGGCTGTCCGTCCATGGGGGCGTTGGCGCTCGTGTCGATCCCGAGGATCGAGACCCCTGCCGGATCTGAGGGATCGAGGCAGTGGAGTGAGTCGTTCGGGACCACGTAGAGGTAGAAGGGGGCGGTCCCGAGGCCCCCGCACGATCCCGTGGCTGTGAGGGAGACGACGTAGGCGGGGTAGAACTGGCCCAGCGCCAACACTTCGGGAGGAGTCAGCGGTCCGGGTGTCACCGCTGCCTGTGTGGCGCTCGGAGTTCCGGTCAGCGAAGCACTCACGGTGTCGCTGTTGTTGGAGATCTTGACGCCAGGTGGGAGTCCGCTGGCCTTGTAGGTGACAATCTCGTTGAAGGCGATCGCTGCTCCGGGGGAGACGGTGTCGGTCTTGTTCCCCGAGAGCAGCTTGAGCCCGATCAGGTTGTTGTTCGCGTCGACCGAGGTGAAGCTCCACATCGCCGTTCCGCCGGACGTGGTCACGACAGCGGCGCCAGCTGTTACCTTCCCCGCGCCCTTTGTCGCGAGAGTCCCCGCGGTGGTGATCTGGCCCACGGTGGCCATGGTGAACTTGCCGCTGACCTGTCCCGTGTGGGTGAAGTAGCTCGAGACGATCTGGAACGGCGCCATGAGCTTGTTGAGGGTGACCGTGGCGAAGTTTTGGCCGTTGAGTCGGGGGTCGGTGGTGACGACGGTGACGTTGAACTTGTTCTGAGTCGCTGTGGCCATGGTCGAGTCGGTGACCATGACCGGGCACTGGAAGTTGCCGTCCAGCACCGGGGTCCCGGTGAGGGAGGCCTCGTTCGGAGTGTTCGGATCCGGGTTGACCGCGTTGAAAACGAGGCCCGTGTTCGCCAGATTCGTCTGGTCCATCGACCAGGTGTAGGGCGGTGTCCCCCCCGACGCGGTGAAGGCGAAGTCAACAGGTGATCCCGCGGGGAATGCGGGCGGTGCCTGGGCGGAGGTGATGGCCAGCGTCACGAGGCCATCAGGTCCCAGATCCCCGCCGATTCGTTGTACTGCAGCACCCCTCCACTGAGCATCGAGGAGTAGGTGAGCGGGCCCGTGTACCCGGAGAAAAAGAGAGTGTCGCCAGCACCGGCAGCGATGGTGAGGGTATGGCCCGTCTTGTAGACCCGAAAGCCTACGGCCGTGAGGTCCGGGGGCTGGGCGACAAGGGTGCCAAGGACGTTCCCGCTGCTGAGATCGACGCGCTGGAAGGTAAAGGTGTCGAGGGTGAAATTGGCGTTGGTGATGGCGATCGGCACCAGGGGTTGGCTGGCGATGTCGATCAGAGTGTCGTCGATGCACACTCCGAACTCATCGAAGGTGAGGATGTGGGTCTGAGTGCTGCTGCCGAATGGACCCCCGGACACGGCGGCGTCGTCGACGGGGATGAAGTCTGGGTCCGTGCCGAAGGTCTGCTCGATCGCCACGACCTCGGCAGCCACGGCGTTGTAGAGCTCGGCCGGCCCCGTCGGAGAGGTTCGCAGGGACTGAGCGGTTGCGATGACCGGGGTGAAGATCGCGTTCGGGTAGCTGGCCATCAGGCGTCCCAGGTGTCGCTGGGGTTGTCCCAGATGTCCCCGCCGTCATCCCACTGATTGAAGGACTCTCCGGGGGTGGGGGCGGGAGGAGCCGGTTGATTGGACAGCACCCGTCCCGTCAGTTGCATCGTGTCGGCATAGTTGATCGTCTGGGTGATCGTGTCAAGCACCACCATGGCGTTGTAGAGGCCGACGCGGGGACGGGTGACCGTGATGACGTTGTCCACGTCGAAGATCGGGTTCGGGGCGATGTTGAGGGTGACCTGCCATGCTGCCGACAACGCGGCGTAGAGATCGGACTGGGCCGTCCCCGTCGCCCCTTCGGCGGTGATGAGGGATGAGGCGTTGAACTGCGGGACGTCCCCGAGTGCCCCGCCGATGAAGGTCGGGGATAGAGGGTTGGTGTCCGCTGCCTCAGCCAGGATCGGAGGCCCTGAGGTCTCGATACCGAAGGCGTAGGTGGCGGCGTTCTCATCTCCGGTCCCTTGGATGACGATGTCATTAAAGATGCCGTCGCGGGTCATGCTCACCGAGACTTCGACTGGGGTCGAGTAAGGATCCCCGAAGAGGGCCGTCGACCCTGTCCCGGGGAGTCCCTGGATCGCCGTCGCGTCGTCGGAGAAGTTCCACGTAACCGGAGTGGTGCCCGGGTTCGGGATCGGGTGACCGGTCACGACGCCCATTGGATCGAAGTAGAGCTCGTATCCGATGGCCGATGCCATGTCGAGGCAGGCTTGCCAGGGATCGGACCCTTGATCGTAGGAAGCGACAGGGACCACCGCTGAGGTCGGGACGATGTTGTAGGCGAGGGGCTGGACACCGATCTGCTGTCCCCACGCCTGGTCGAGCAGCTTCTTGATCTCGGCCACGAAGTTGCCCGAGGCTGTCGAAGGAAAGAGGTACGGGCTCTTCAACGTCCGCTGGGCGATCACCCACGCTCTGTCGTACAGCTCCAGGGAGATCGTGAGGTCGAGTGTTGTGTCGTCGACCGTGGTGGTGGCGATCGTGAACAGACCAGCAGGAACCCACTGGGTCGGAGCCACCTCCGCTGCCCCGACCGCCACGGTGTTGCCGGCAGAAGCGATGCCCGTCTCGATGTAGATCTCCGTCCCGAAAGGGGCGAGCACCGAGGAAGGGTTGACAGGCAGGAGAAGCGGAGGCGGGATGGTCGGGGTGACCTCGACCGTGAGCTGTCCTGTGCGCCGGAACTCGGAGTTCCGGTCGATGGTGAAGGTGCCCGTCGACACCGACTCGTAGGCGTTCCCGATCGCCACTCCGCCCTGGAAGATGGTGAAACGGGCCTGGACGAGGAGCGCCCCGTACCGTTGGGCATCAATGAAGTCGTCGGTGGGGGAGAACGTCATACCGGAGGCCTCGCCTGCGCCACCCACGTCACAGCCGTGGTGCGGTGCATGTTCTCGGAAGTACCGGGGAGCAGCGAAGAGTCATTGACCTTGTTGCCCGACCCCGAGGACAACCCTCCAGTCTGGGGTCCGAAGCGCACGTAGGCCGAGTCGGTCGGGCCGAAGGGAGAGGAGACCCAGATGGTCGACTGGCTGGTCAGGAGCGCCTGGAAGTCGGCGTAGGTGTCCGGGTCGAAGGTCTCGAAAGTGGCCTGCCCGTCCAGCCCACCCATGACGTTGGCCACCACGTTCGGGGTCTGCTGGCCCATGACGAGGTGAGCGGTTGATTGCTCGGTGACCTGCGGCTCCCAGTTGATCGCCTGCGCCGACACGGCCGAGGACGGGTTGTTGGGGTCAACCTCCCACCACCCGGTCGTGACCAGCGTGACACTGTTCGACGTTGCCGCCGCGGAGAGCATCAGGTCGCCCCCGACGTTCACCGCGATTTGCGCCTGGTAGGTGTAGGCGACGGTCGGGACCGCCTCGAGGTCCTCGATGATCTGGGTCTGAGTTGTGAGGGGCAAACGGTAGGGGTTGGCGATCGACGCCGTGCGCACGTACAGGCCATCCGAGCGCAGGAGGATCACCTCGGTGAGCCCTGCCAATCCCCCCTGGGACCAGGTCGTGTTCATCCCCGGGGCCAGGTCGATGTCGGTGACGTCGTGGACCTCCCCCGACGAAGAGGTCACGACCACCGTGAACACAGAGGCGAAGGCTGCAGTGAGGGGGGAGGTCGCCGTGCAGACGGCCTGGGTCGGAGTGCTCGTGTTGTCGGTAACTCCCGTTCCGACAATGCTTCCGACCTGGGTTCCCGTCGCGTCGTACCAGATGATCCCCACTTGGCACATCCGACCCGTGGTCGCGGCTTGGAAGGAGGCGATCGCCGTGTACTCGGTCGATGCCGCCACCGCGTACCCGCCCGTGCCCGGCGCGGTCTGCGCCTCCATCCCCGCACCGGAAGAGACCGCCGTCCCTGAGAAAGACGCGGAGAGCGAGGCGGACGCGATGTAGTTGACGACCGCGCTGCCCGACCCGGAGAAGGACGCCGAGAGCGAGGCCGAGGCGGTGGCGTGCCCGCTGGGAGTCTCGGAGCCATAGGGTTCAGTCCCGTAGGCGCCGGTTCCGTAGGCTCCGGGCACCTCAGCTCCTCGTCATCTGGAGACCGGAGCCAGTGGAGGCGACCGTGCAGTTGGCGAGGGGGCGCCAGGAGCCGAGGCCCAATGTCGGGTTGGCGTCCTGAGCGGACAGGAGGTTGTCCTGCCCGACCACCAAGAGGTCGATCACCGGCATCCCCGTGCCAGGATCAGTCCCCTGGGCCGCGGTGATGACGGGGACGTTCGGAGCGAAGTAGGTGACCGTGAAGGATGAATAGGCCCACGCGGACGCTTGTCCCCCCGACTCGGTGACCTGGACGTAGGCCCGATAGGAGACCGTGTTCTGCAGGTTGACGGGGATGGTCGAGAGATCGACCGAGGTCGTGTACGTCGAGCCGACCAGGCCGGTGTCGTAGACCGCCGGGCCCGAGCCGGGCGTGAAGCCCGCAGCCGTGTACTGCGTCTCGTTGTAGATGATGACTCGGAAGCCCGTCTGAGTGACACCGGTGGGGAAGGACATCCCCCAGGACACGATCGGGGTCGAGGTGGTGATTGTCCCCGAAGGGGTGAGGACGGTGACGACCGGGGGAGCTTGAGCGTTGATCGTCCAGAGGTTGGCGGCCGGCCCGCGTCCGTTGGCATCCTGCGTGGCCACGGTCCACTGGTAGACGTTGCCGTCGGTGAAGGCCCCCATGGGGAAGATGAGGGACTGGAAAGCCCCTGAGATCCAATAGGGGGTCGTCTGGAAGGTGTGGGCGCCGTAGTTCCAGTAGAGCGGTGTCGAGCCGCCGTTGACCAGGATGGCGAACTGGTAGGCGGTCTGGGTCAGGCCTGTCTGAGCCGGGTTGTATTGCCAGGTGAAGACAGGCTCTTGGGAGAGATCCTCAAAGGCTCCGTTGGGCGGAGAGAGGAGCGTGGGCGCATACGGAAGTGGGGCGACGACGCCCGGTACGACGATGACGCCCATGGCTCACCTCTGTGCGGTCATCTGCGCGGCGAAGTCGGGGGCGACCCGGTGACGGGCGAGCAGGGCGGACAAGGTCTCTTTGGGCACGAGGCCGATCTGCTCCCGTCGGATGCAGGTGCCACGTACGGCCGCCTCCTCGGCTTCGATGCGCACTCCCTCGCGTACCGCTTTCTGAGAGGGGGACCCTGCATATCCGTGGTCCCGGCGCTCTCGATCGAAGGAAGCGCGCGCCTCGGGGGTGAGCTCGGCCACCCACCACGACATGAAACAGGCGTCGCACCTCCATGGAGGAGTCCAGGGTCCGTCCATGTTGGGAGCCAGCTCCGCTCCGCAGATCGGACAGGTGCGGAGGTAGCTCACGAATAGACCGTCCCGGCTCCTGCACGGACAGAGACCGCGATCTGCTTGGCGAACTCCTCGGCAGCCTGGGTTCCGATGGCCTGCTTGATCGCAGCCCCATCGTTCGCGGAAGAGGCGTAGATGTTGAAGTTGGCCTCAACGTGCCAGTTCGCTCCGCCGCCGGCCGCACCCGCTCCAGCCCCTCCGACCGTGGCGAAAGGAGCGATGGTCCTCGTGTAGGCCTGCTGGAGAAGGCCGGCGTTCTGAGAGATGCCCAGCGCCGTCCCGAGGACGATGTCACGCCCGAGATCCCACCCGTCCAGGGAAGGAGACTGGGCCCGGACCGATCCCCGACCGGCAGCGATGGTGCTGGCGCCCGCCGCCGCCGCCGCTGCCGCCGCCGCCCCCGCGTTGGCCGTGACGCCCGCAGTTATGCCTTGGGTGATCGCGGCGCCGATGGACTGCCCGGCCGAGGAGAACTGTCCGACCGAGCCGTTGAGCACGGCCAGCATCTGGGAGACCATCGAGTTCAGAGCGGACAAGGCTGGGCCGGCGGCCGAGTTGATGTCCCCCGCCATTTGACCGAGGGCGGAGCCCAGTTGCTGGACGGCGGTGGTGATCTGGCCCAGAGCCTGCGGCGTGACCCCTGCAGCGGCCTGAGCGGCCCCTGAGAGGGACTGGAAGACCTTGCCCAGGGCCATGATGTCGCCCGAGAGGCTGTTCAGGTGGTTCTCCAGGTCGCTCAGATTTCCGAGCTTGGAGAACTCCTTCTCGACCCCCTGGAGGGCGGGCACGAAGGCGTTGGCGAATCCCTGGATCCGCTGCATGGCCACGAGGACACCGATCATGGCCAGCACGCTGATGTCGGAGGAGGACTTGGCCAGACCCCCGAAGGCGGAGAAGACCTTGCCCAGAGCGTTGAACACGCCGGACAATTGAGCGAGGTCGTTTCCGATCTTCTTGGTCTCGTCGAGCTGGGAGAAGGCCTCGACGATATTGCCGATGGCCGCCGAGATCCAGGGTGCGGCGTCGGTCAGCCCCTGCAGTCCAGCCAGCATGGACTGGACAGCCTGGACGGTCACGCTCGAGGCGGCGCTGGCGGCCTTGCCGAAGTCCACGAAGAGGATGCCGACATTGGCGAAGACCTTGGTGACCGAGCTCAGATCGGTGGCCACGGCTTTCAGGGACCCGAGCCCCTTGAAGGCGTTCACAATGCCCGAGATCGCCCCGTCGATCTTCGGAGCGTCCTTGGCCAGGGCACCGAGTCCCACGACCAGAGAGAAGATGGCTCCAGCAGAGACGCCACTGGCCGCTCGGGCGGCGGCACCGAAGGCCTTGAAGGCAGCGGCAACGTTCCACAGCGTCCCTGCAAAGGCTTTGATCTGAGGGCCGGCGGTGAACTTGGCGAAGGCGTTCCCCACGGAACTCAGCGGACCAAGGACCTTTGGAGCGGCCTCAGCAAAGGCGGAGACGGCCGACTTGACCGCATTCAGATTGCCCGCGACGGACGCAGCGTTGTTGGCGGCCGAAGCGAAAGCATTGAACGCTCCGGCCAGCCCGGAGAAGATCCCTTCGAGGCTCTTGACCGACGCTGACACCTGAGCAGGCTGGGTCAGGGAACCGAAAGCCGTCGTGATCTGGTTGGCTACGGTCTTCGCCGCGTTGACGGCCGTCGCGCTGTTGCCCGTGATCCCTTGGGCCAGCCCAGCCGAGGCGTCGGACCCCGCCTGGATCGTCGTCGACCACGGGGAAAGCCAGCCCACCACGTCCGACAGCCCGTGCAGGATGGACTTGCCGACATTCTGGATGGCGTGAACCGGGGCGAGGGCGGCGTCCTCAATCCCGTGGACCAGGCCCATGATGGCGTCCTTGCCCGCGGTGTAGAGGGCGGAGGACAGATCGTCGAGGGCGTGGGTGATGTCGCGATTCAGCCCGACGAAGAAATTGACGATGTCGGTGCCGACGGTTCGGATCACGCTCCACAACTGCTGCCAGTGGAGGGCGATCAGCAGCATGACGCCGATCGGACCCTGGAGCAGCAGGATGAGGGTACCGAAGCCCGAGCGCAGGAAGGTGACCGCGTCGTCGAAGACGTGCTTGATGTCCGTCCACGACTGTTTCCAGTGGGTCGCGAGGTAGAGAATGGCCACGGCCAGGGCACCGATCGCCGGGATCAGGCCGCCCGAGGCGATGTCGAGACCAAGGAAGGAAGCGGTGATGACTCCGACCGCGACCGCTCCGACGATGAGGGCAGTGCGGAACGCGCCGAGATGCTTGACCATCTCGTAGATGGCCACCCCGAGAAGGATGACCCCGACGGTGCTCAGAGCACCCAGAGCGATCCGAAGTCCGACTGATTCGGTCTCGACCCCGAGCATCGCCGCGGCAACGCCACCGAGGCTTTCGAGCAGCGAAACGAACGCCCTTCCGCCCATCTTCCCGATGTTGGCAAGGGTGGTCTCCAGGAGGCCGGCGTCGCCCCTCACCCCCAAGAACAGCGGACGCAGGATGCCGAGCTTCCCAGCCAGCAGAAAGAACCCCAGGAAGGTCGACCCGCCGGGGAAGTGGTTGACGAACTCGAGAACCGCGTCAAGGACGCGTAGTACCAGGGTCGCCACCTGCACGAGGACCGGCGCGGCGATCAAATACATGCTCGTGAACGCCTTGCCCACATTCAGAATCGCCGTGATGAGGGCGAGGATCTCAGCTTTGTGGACCGTGAACAGGGTGGAGAGTTGCTGACCGCCAAGACCCTGCAACCCGGCGTGAAGGCCCTGCAGCTTCCCAGTGAGCAGCTCGATGATCCCGACACCGAGGCCGGCGCTCTTGCCGAAGATGTCGAAGACGTCCTTGGCGAGGATCTTGGCGAAGGAATCCCACACCCGGAAGATGGCGATGAGCTTGTCGACGCCCTTGACCCACCTGTCCCAGTCGACGCCGTTGTACTTGGTGACGAACTTGTCGATGGAGGAGATGAGTCCACCGGTCTTCGGAGCGACGAGACCAATGGTGCGGATCAGCAACTCGAAGCCGTTGGTGAGTGCCTGCAGGGCGCTCGGAAGATCCTTCTGAAACTTCGCCTCGAGCTCGGTGAAGATGGCGAGACCAGGTCCACCGATCCATTGGATCAGCGGCTGCAGCCCCTTCTGGATGATGTCCATGTTCTCGGCGGCGTACTTGCCGATGGTGGGCAGGAACTTCTCTCCGAGCTGAATGAATTGCCCGATGATCTGCGCGCCAGTCTTCTCGGCGGCACCCGTCACCTGATCGAACTGAGACTTGAACTGCTGCGCCATGTTCGACACTTGGACGACGGCAGCACGAGCGACCGGGCTGAACGTCTGCGTCGCGATGGTCAGTTGGGCCTGAGCGTCCGCCGCTTCGATGCTGGCCGGGCCGTAGCCGAGGATGGCGTTGTTGAGAGCGGTCTGAGCCGAGGTGACGTTCTTGATGTCACCCGCGGCTTGACCGAGGCCGGCCATGTCCGTGCCCATCCCGACACCGGCCACCCCGAGGGAGCCAAGCCCGAGGAGGCCGGCGCCGAGTCCCGCGCCACCGAGCGATCCAGCGAGGCCCACACCCGTCAGGATGGCGTGCTCGGGGCCGAACCCAGCGAGTGACCCCAGGCTCCCGAAGGAGGCTGAGAAGAGCTTCTGGAGGCCTGTGAGGGGGGACAGGAGGGCGGCCATGAAGCCCGTCCCGCCGCCCCACAGCAGATTGCCGAGCAGCCCTCCGCCCGTGGCGGCTCCTGCACCTCCGAGGAGGCCCCCGGAGGCGGCCTTCGCTGCAGCGGTCTCCGCAACGACTCCCGCCAGTCCCTTCTCGGAGACGTCAATGACCATGTCGGTCTGGCCGAGGATGGCGGCGACCTCCGCCTTGAGAAGGATCGCCTGCTGGATCGTGTGGGCGACGCTGGCCTCGTCGATCCCGACGTGCATGTCGACGATGGAGTCGGCTGTGGCCGCGTTGACCATCGCCCGCAGTTCGGCCAACGCACCAGGCGCGAGCTCGAACCCGACCTGGGCGTCCCCTCCGCTGGAGCGGATGTACTCCTTGATCTCGGCCAGTTGCTCGAAGAACTGAGTGGTGAGGTCTGCGCCGATGGGGGCATTGGTGATCTGGCGGGCGATCGCGGCAAGCTCGGCTTCGAGCTTGTAGAAGGCAGCCTCAACGGCGCCGTCGTCCACGCCGAGCTTCGCGTCCGCTGAGTCGGTCCCGAACTGCTCGACGATGGCTTTGGCCGCGGCAACTCCGCTGATGACCTGCGCGTCGTCAGCCCCGAGTTGCGTGTTCGTGAGCTGGCCGGCCCAGTCAGCAAGGATCGCCTTGTCCCTGGCGATCATGGCCAGGAAGTCGGCGTCCTCCCCGACGACGGTGATGACGACCGGAGGGAGATAGCCCGCCACTACTGAGCCCCCGCCAACGCGGCTTCAAGGTCGCGGTAGACGATGCCTGGGATGACCGGCTGCTCGAGATCGTAGGCCGACTTCAAGTACGGCTCGGGCTTCTGGAAGACCGCATGTCGGTAGTAGACGGTGCCGAACTTCACGAAGCGCAGTTGCTTTGCCCGCTTCACGAAGATCGGGCCGCCGAGCTCGCGCTGTCGGCCGTAGATGACGGTCGGCCCGACCTGGCCCTCGAAGGCCCCGTCCGCGCCAAACGGCCCTTCCACGAGGATGGACCGAGCCAGGTCCCCAGGAGCGTTGGTCGTGTTCCCGATCGTTCCTTTCGGGGCGAGCAGGCGACCTGCGCCCTGGAACCGTTCGAGGACGTCCGCCACTGACTGGCGCGTCGCGTTATCGACCCTCTTGGCCAGGACGTCCAGACCGGCAATTGTCCCAGCCGTGTAGACGCCCACTATCTGCGCCTCGACTCAGCCTTGCGTTGGGCCTCCTCCATGGCTTCCTTCTCCATCTCCGCCTCGATCCCGAGGAAGCCCAGCCGGTAGTCGACGATGATCGCCGGCTCGTCGAGGTATTGATCGTGGGTGAGACCGTCTAGCTGGCGGTAGCGATGCTCTCGCCAGAGCTCGGCAACGTCGGGGTCGACCCTGTGTCCGGCTCCGAGCCGTCCCTGGACGGCGTACTTGAGGAGCTGGAGCTGCCAGTAGGGTTTTCGCCTTGTGGCTGCTCCTCGAAGGTGGTCTCAGCGAAGGGCACGGCGCCGACCGCGGCAACGAGTTCGTCGTGGAAGTCTCCGTCCAGGTCCCCAACCGTCTCCATCGTCGGAATAGGTTCGTTCCGAGACCACGAGATCAGCGACGCCACCACTGCAGCCTCTTGCACCTCCTGGAGCGCCAGACCCTCATAGATGCTCAGGTGGGCATCGGACTGCAGCTTCCCGATGCGCTTGGCATAGTCCTCGTCAGACTCGCCTTCGGCCGGTGCGACCTCCTCGAGGCCGAGCTTCTCGATGGCTGACTGCGCAGCAATCGCACTGGCTTTGAGGAGATTCCGATCTCGGCCGCGCAGCTCTGTTAGGTCACGAAGGACGATCACCGTCCCGTCCTTGAGGGTCTTGGTCTGGCTCACTTGGGTTGGCTCCCTTTGGTTGATTCCTAGTGATAGGCGGTGGTGGTGGAGTTGGCCACGGTCACGATGACCGGCCCGACTCCGGTGTTGCTTCCACCGGTCAGGAGATCGGTGGTCGACGGAAGGAGCTCGAACTCCATCGGCACGTCCACCCATTCCTTGGACCGGTCGATCTCACCCGTCTTGAACTCCGCGTTCGACGCGTGGAAGTTCATGGCGAATCCCGCCTTCATGTCGAAGATCGAGAAGTCGAAGACGAGGCGCTGTGCGGTGAGGAAGTTGTTGAGCTGCGGAGACCCGCTCTGCTCGATGAAGGTCATCTTGCCCGAGTTCTGCAGCACGTTGGCGAAGTATTGGAAGTAGGCCTGCTGACCCGTCAGAGCGGGGATCGGCTTGACCCCGCGCTTGAAGTCGAACTCCCAGTCGGTGACCGACGGGTTGTACCCCGTCGAGGCCAAGGTCGCCAAGGACGAGCCGACGGGACCGATCAAGCAGTAGAAGGACCATGGCGCAGGAGTCTGGATGGTGTTGGCCGACAGGCTCGGGGGCGTGGCGTCCTCCACGGCGGGGTTGCCGAAGAAGGTGCAGGTGTAGTCGATCAGCCCGGTCCCGTTGCCCTTGATGGTCAGTTCGTCGAGCTGCGCCGCGGAGATCTGGCGCCATTCTTCCCCGTTGAAGTCCATGAGCGTCATGGATGGAGGTTGGGCGCCGATCCTTCCACCTGCGTTGAGGAGACAGAACTGGTGCTTGGTCAACCCCGTGACCGTCCCACCGGTGGGCTGGGCGAAGATCATGGGCTCGACCAGTGTCAAGGTGTCGGTGGACACCGACAGGACCTGGTGGGTTTCGAGCGTCCCAAGAGACGCAGAGCCGAAGGTCACCCACGACCCGGCGATGATCGGAGGCGAGCCCATGGAGGCGACGACCGCGGTGGTCGACCCCGCAGCCACGTTCCCGTTGAGGGTGGTGCTTGCAGGAGCGGCCGTGACCGTGTCCACCGAGCCGAACTCCGCACACAGGAAGTTCGGGAAGCTGTCCAGGTACGGAGGACCGCTCCACCCGTGTCCGTCATAGCGCAGACCCGTCACCAGGTCGTAGGTCTGCACCATGGATCCCTGGAGCGTGTCGTCGGGGATGAACATGAGATCCGGCTTGTACTTCGGCCCCTTCACCGGGATCACATGGGTCGGGGTGATCGGGGTCCCGGTCGTCGCCTCGAGGGCGATACCGATGTTGGTCAGTGCTGACGGGTAGGCGTTCCCCGTACCTTGGATCAGGGGCATCGGTTACTCCTCTTCTGAGGCGGCCGGCTCGGTTGCCGCTGGTGGACTCGGAACGGGGGGTGGGACGATCGGAGCGTTCTGCTGGGGGCTGACCGTGAGGTAGGGGTCCTCGAAGTCATCGGGTAGGTCGTCGATGTCTGCTGATTCGCCTGGCTCGAGGGTCAGGGGACGCCCAGTCCCTGGATCGGGGATGCGCGGCCAGTAGCGCGTCATCGTGTCTGTGTTGGTGACGGTCACAGTCATGGGTTGTCCTTTCAGACGCCGACGCCGACGAGCTGTTCCCAAGCCTCGTAGCGGATGATTCCGTTGATGAGGATGGTGTTCCCGTCCTCAGGGGTGTAGGGCTCGTCCATCGAGTGCTCGATGCCTGTCCCCACTTCTCCACCAGCCATCCAGATCGCTGGACCCGGTACAGCCTTCGCTCTCAGGGCGGGGATGAGGATGTCGACAATGGCGTCGTAGTCCTGTTGGGCTTCGATCCCCGCCCCATAGGTGGAAGCGAAGAAGAGCTCGAGGGCGATGGCGTGCTTGTCGAAGTCGTTGACCGACCCAATCCCGGTCAAAGCGATGCGCTCGCGCCGGTCGGTGGGGAGGTTCACGACGATGACGCAGCCCGACCCGTTCCCCGAGTAGGAGACGGCCTCGCCGTTCATCCGTTCGGTGTAGTCCGATTCCTTCAAGATCACAGGCCGAGCGGGGAAGACGGTTCCCACGTTCGGAATCTGCAGATCTTGGATCTGCGCCGTGATCTCTTCTCGGACCTGAGCCCGCCCCATCAGACCTTGGCTTTGTTTCGGATCCTGTAGGGAGTGAGCAGCCGACAGGCTGTCCCCCAGTCCCCCTCAGCGCCGGCCTGAGACAAGGCCTTCCCCGAGGGCTTCCCTCCTGGCGCAGAGGGCATGACCATCGAACCCACGCCTCGGAGCTTGATGACCATGGTGGTCAGAGAGATCACAGCCTGGTGGATGTCGTCCCCCAAGGCGGAGACGGGAATGAAGTCGGGCGACTCAGGCAGGGTATGGGCGTTGTCGAAGGGAGTGGTCGTCAGCGTCGTCGTGTCCGACCCTGTAGTGACCCCCGTCACCATCACCGTCTCGGTGTTCTCGCTGTCCGAGATGAGCAGAGAGGTGATGTTGGGGAACACTCCCCACACACCCCCGGTCCCGTTGGTGGCCCGCACCACGCAGGAGGTTGCGCCTTTCGCGACGTCCGCGACGAGCTCGGTGTGGGCGTAGCCATAGACATAGGACCAGACCGCGTACACGGTCCCACCCGGGTAGGCGGAATAGGGAACAGGACTCCCGACATCCCCGGCTCGGATCGGGATGCCCACGAAGGGCACGAAGATCGTGCGCCGTCCGATGGAGACGGATGCGGCGATGTTCGGCCCGATCGAAGCGACGTTGGAAGGGTCGGGGCCGACGTCCACCCCGATCACCTGTTGGATCGGGCGGTAGTCGCAGACCAGGCGAAGAACACCGCCTTTCAGCCTCACGTTCACCGATTCGACGGAGAGCCCCGCTGCCAGCCCCGCCCCGGTCGAGGCAACGTCCGCGCCGAAACAAATGGTGTCGGCCCACCGCGACGCTCGACGAATGGTGTCGGCCAGGATCTGTGCGTTCTGAACCGGGCCCGGCCCGATGTTCTGCACGTTCATCGCGGTCGGAGCGAAGGTGTATTGGGAGTTCGAGATGTAGGGGATCGTCGTTCCGCCGACTGATCCCACGGACGGGTTGACGATGGGGGCGGAGAGGACCACCGGCGTGTAGGGCAGGGCCACGGCGTCTCCTCAGCGGATCGGGATGAGCTTGATGGTCACCACCGAGCCGATGACCAGCTTCGGACCGCCGGGGCGGGCCTGGGCGTACTCGATCTCCTGCTCGAGGCCTTCGAGCGCCCACCCGTCAGCTTGAAGCCGGTGGAGGAAATGGGTGGCCGTGTCGATGGTGTCCTGAGACTCGATCTTCTGCTTGCCCATGTCACCTCGGGTACTCGTGGTGGTGAGGCACCGGAGAGTGGAGATGCGGGGAGCGCAGGTCCGGCGCCGTCCCCCGGAGGACCGAGTAGAGCCGAGCGTCGAGAAGCTTCCAATGGCCCGGCGGGCACACGGACCCCGAGTCGTCGATCCGGTTGGCTCGGTCAACGGCTTGCGGAAGCTGCTCCATGAGGGACTTCCGGAAGCGCGTACACCCGAGCGACATGGTGAAGGGGGACGGCCCCGGGGAAGGGAAGGGGCTCGTGGACCACTCGCACGGACATTCGAGGGCTTCTCGGAGCGCCTCGGCCGTGAGCTCGATGTCGTGCTCGACGACGAGGAAGTCCTCGGCCTCACGCCAGAGCTCGGCCAGGAGCTCGCTGTAGGCCAGGGTGCTCCGAGACACGTCTCGCCACTCAGCCCTGGGGGCCAGTTCCCTGACCGACCGCTCCGTGGCCGGATGGATGCCCGTGTGGGCGACGACGACTCTCAGGCGTCGGCGGAGGCCGCTGCGGCCTTCTTGGTCGTCTTGGCCCCACTGGCGGGGAGTTCATCGGCTGGATCGGCCTGGATGCGGCCAGAGGCGACCTCTTCCCCGACCTCGTCGGGGGTGTACCACCGCTCTCCCGAAGGACCGCGGAAGTTGCGGACGAACGCAGCGAGTTCGTGGGGAGCGTCGAGCCACCCGTCCTCGTCGGCTTCGTAGTGGTCCATGCCGCCCTTGCCGTCGGGGTGGCTGAGAGTGCTTGCTCCTGAAGGGATCAGCCGGGTCTCGAAGACACGGCGGCCGGGGCGAAGAGGGTCCTGCACCCGGACTTGCTGTTCACGAAAGGCCTTGATGTACACGGTTGGCTCCTTGTTGATTCAGGCCCGAATGGGGGGCGCGGGTATCCCGGGCCCGCGCCCCCCTCCGGATCGGTGGTGGTCAGGCGATGCCTGCGCCGATGTTGTCGAGGATCCCCATGACCGGGGCTGCCTTGTTCTCCAGGGCCTGGAGCGAGCGGATCTCGAAGTCGTACCGAGGGCCACCGTTGGCGGTGTTCGGCACGCGCGAGGTCCCATAGTCGAAGCGCCAGAAGTCGATCAGCGTCTCGACGGAGATCGCCGTGGAGATGTTGGCGCCCGGGAAAGGCACCTCGTCGACCACAGCGATGATCTGGCTTGGAGGCAGGTGGGGGTGAAGCTCGAGGGTGATCGGCTTCCCATTGACCGTCTTGTTCAGATAGACGGCCACGGCACCGCCGGCCACGAGTCGGGCTCTCCCGGAGGCGTCGGTCGGCACCAGCCAGGTGACGGCCTGCGGGTTGTCCAACAGCGCGTTGGCGATGTCGTTGATGGACTGGGACCCCATGAGCAGACGGGTCGGCGTCACCTGATAGGTGTCGTAGATCGCCCGGTTCATGACGTCGATCTGCTCGAGAGCAGCACCTTGCACGCTCAACTGCGCCCCGTCGAGGGACGAGTAGTAAGCACCCTGGGTGGTCCCCGATCCCGGCGTCACCAAGTTGGTGAACGTCAGGCCGGCACCCAACTGGTCAGGCTGCGAGGCATAGTCCCCGAGGATCGAGGCGGTCAGTCCGTTCTGCCAGTACGACTGGTACGACGAGTCCGCCGTCGGCACTGCGGACGGTCCCGCCAGGCCGGCGTGATAGATGCCGGACAGCGACGGCACGAGCTGTGCCGCCGTGGGGATCGTCGTGATGGTGACGGTGTTGGTCGTCGTGGTCGTGTAGTAGAACTCCGCTCCCGAGGTCGACCCCACGTACCAGTCGTACGCCGCGGCACCCTTGATGGCGGTGACGAAGCCTGCAACGGAGTTGGTGGCGGTCGAGCCTCCCGTGGTGGTGCTCGCTTCGGACGATGCCGTCTGCGATCCACCTCGGTAGTAGTTCACCCCGGATCGGCCCGCCACCTTCACGTACACCGTCGTCGTGGCGGCGATGGAGCCGCCCGTGGTCGATGCGGTGAGTGTGGGCGTACCCGCCGTGGGCAGCGCGAAGTTCTGCGCGTTGAGCTGGTGGATGTCCATCCCGATCAGCACTTGGTTGATGGTCTGGAGCGTGTCCACAGCCAGCGCATCCGCGTAGCCCTGGGCCGTCGCCAGCGCGTCTTCCGACACGGTGCCGCCGAGTGCCATGGGCACGAACTGGGCGGCGAGGTACTGGTCCTGGATGAGGACCAACTGGCCGGCCTGCTCGAACGGGGTACCGATGTCGGGCTGCTGGTTGTTGATGTTGAGCAAGGTCTGCCAGAAGGCGAACCTCGCACCCATGTCCGCCGGACGGCGGGGGGTGCTGTTGAAGAACGGGGTGTCGACCGGGACCAATGAGAACAGTTTCGGGTCGAGCACCACGCCCGCGATGCCGGTGGAGGTCGTGATGCCGCTTGTGGCGGCCTTCACCATCTCCATCGTCTCCTCGGTGATACCGAGGGTGTCAGAGCCCCAACTCATGGTGGGCTCCTCCTCTCTCTTGGGTCGTGTGCGGGGACGCTGACTGAGGTCAGCGTGCGCCTGCGAGGGCGGCCGGAGAACCGGGGCGCGGCGTACCGCCCACCCGGGCCATGGCCTCGGCGTCCGACAGGCCACCTGCACGGAGTCGCTCGAAGGCGACCAACCGGGCCGTGGTCAGTTCGGACTGTGCCTTGGAGAACTCTTCGACCGTGCCGCTCTCGGCGGCCTTGGCGACCTTGTCCTCCAGGGCCTTGAACGCGCCGCCCTCGCCGCCCGGTGTCCCCCGCAGGGCGGGCACGCCGCCTGCGGAACGGATACCGGCCTCGTTGAGGACGGGGATGGGCATGGGGGTGCCGGCCACCTTCTCGACCAGCTCCTTGATGCCCGCCAGATCCTTGAGCACGGACTCGGGCAGGGCCGGACCCTTCGCTGCCTTCTTGGCGGCCTTTCGGTCCTTCTTGGCCTGCTTGAGCACGTGCAGATCGGCTGCGAACTGCGGATCGACGGCTGCCTTCTCGAGGATCGCCCTCTTCTCGACATCCATCTCGTCCTGCTTGGCCTTGGCTTTGGCGTCGGCCTTGGCCTTCATCTTGGCCTTCTTGGCGTCGGCCTTGGCCTTCGCCGCTTCCTTCTTCTGCTGCTTGGCGGCCCGACGAGCCACGTCGCGCTCGTCGAGCATCTTGGTGAGCTCCTCAGGGGTCATGTCTTCAATCTCCTTGGTCGTGTTCTGTTCTGCCTTTTCTCGCTCTTCGAGCTCTTGCGCCAGTTCACCGATGTGTTCGGCAACGTCGGCATCGTGCTGCTCCCAGGCCGCGTCCCCGGCGGCCTTTTGGGCCATGAGAGTCGCCGCGATCTCTTTCGCTCTGTCGTCCGGGGACGTCATTCCTCGGGCCACGAGAACCTCGCGGGCCTTACGGGTGAGTTCCTCGGTCTGTTCCCGCGCCTCGCGCTCTGCTGCGTCGGCGTCAGCGTCTCCCCCAGGAGCGGGAGTCCCGTGGCCATCCCCACCCTTGCGGGTGTTGCCGCGCGTCTGGCTCAGGGCCTCGCCCTTCGGGATGGTCTTGTTCGGAGCGGTCGACCCGTGGCCCTCCTGGTCGGCACTCGGCGCCGGGTGGCCGGCGAAGGTGGGCATGGTGACCTTGTAGCCCTCCGGAGTGACCTCCATGTGCACGGCGCCCATGTGGGGGTGGTTCTGGCGAGTCTGCCCCTCGGAGCCGCTCGGAGAGGGCGTGGGGCCGTCCTCGTGGGAGTTCTGAGAGGCTTTCTCCATGTCGATGTTCGGATAACGGCGGTGCACAGCAGCCTTGATCCTCTTCTGTTCATCCGGTGAGGCGTTGTGGAGTTCGGAAAGCGCACTCCGGGCGTGGGACTCGTCGTGGATGGGGTAGGAGCCGGGCCCCGGCGCCTTCTCGGGGATGGCGAAAGCACCCTTCGGCAGGGCCCGGCGGTCCTTGGCCTTGAGGCGCTTCTTGCCGGCCCGCTCGATGAGGGTGTCGAAACCCTTGCCGAAACGGCCCTTGCACACGACACAATCAGGGACGCCGCAAAACCCGGCGAACCGAGCCTTCGAAAGGTCCCCGCTCTCGTCGATCACCGTGGCTGCGCTCTTGGCGGCCAGGGCGGTGAACCCGTTGGCGCCGGCACCGACGAGATGGAGTTCCGTCGGGTCGAGCACGTCGAACTCGGTGATGCCGTTCTTGGCCGCGTCGTCCAGGGTGTCCGTCATGACCTGCTCCTCACTCGTTCAAGGGTCTCGGGCCTCGGCTCGACGCGACTGCACGCGCCCTGCGGTGAGGCCCCACCGATCAGATTCGCCTTGTACAGCTTCCAGGTGGGCCGCGTCAGGATCATCCCAGTCACCCAATCACCCTCCTGGACGATCTCCTCGACCCCAGCCGGCGACTTCATCACCCACGGAACGGGGTTCCGGTAGATGTAGTTCTCGACGACCCGCGCTGCGTCTCCGTGGCCCGGTTCATGCCAGAGGCCGACCTTGGCGCCGTTGTCCATGAACCGCCAGCACGCTTTTTCGAGCACGCGGGGCTGGACGATGTCGATGGCCCCATCCGCGCCCCTGTGGGGCATCCGGTTGGGGCTGTAGGCCACGAGGAGGAGGAACCGGTCCTCTTCCGCCGCCTTGAGGACGGTACCGTTGGCGATCTTGCCCATCATCGCCTCCTGAGACGAGACCGGACGGGGTGGTCGACGCGGTCTTGGGCCCGGTCCAAGGCTTGCTCGACCAGCATGACTTCACCGAACCGCTTGAGCCCGCGCTCGACGTTGTGCCGCTGCGCCTTCGACCCGCGCCAGCCGAGGGACCGCATCAGCTGACGCTGTTGGGTCCGAGTGAGGTGAACCTCACCTTCGGCGCTTGCAGAAGGCAGCACCCCTGATTTGAGCAGCCGGGTCGCGGCCTGGTCGATGTCCTTCTGCCGGCGCTTGGCTGCCCGGGTGCTCACTTCCCGATGATGGAGGCCGAGAAGGTGAAGCTCGGGGTGGTTCCCGTGATTGTCCAGCGCAAGCGGATGTTCGAGGTGAAGACCTGATCCGTCGCGCAGCCCGGCCCGATACTGGTCGAGGTCGAGCCGGCCGCGGTGACCGCCGAAGAGGTCCAGATGGCATACCAGTTGCCGTCAGCGCCCTGTCGCTCGACCACGAAGGTGCACGAGGGCGTCGTCCCGGTGACGGTGGAGACGTTGATGTCGACCGCCAGATAGTTGAGCGCCTGGGCCTGGAGGACGGCCGAGACCCCACTCGCCGTCTCGGCGGTGGGGACCTGGGCGAGGAGAATGGCCATCAGGCGTTGAAGTACGGGATCTTGACCACGTTGCCGTTGACGATGGCCTGGATGAAGCCGGCCGGGGCCGCGGCCGGGGCCCACACCCAGGTTGGCGCCACCGAATAGGTGATGTAGATGGTCCCCCCGCTCGGGATGTAGAAGGGACCCGAGGTCGCGCCCGTGGTCACGCCGTCCACGTTGACGACAGTGACAGTCCCCCCGGTGATGTAGGCGATGACGTCGACACCGGTGTTGTTGGTGACCGGGTGGGATGAACCGGAAGTCGGGATGGAGGGCGTCGTGATGCTTCCCGCTCCGCCGTTGACTCCAGCCGCGGTACCCGAGGCGACGAAGCCGAGGAAGTACCCACCAGAGTCGGCGGTACCGGGCGCTGGGAAGCCCGTGATCTTCTGCGCCTCGTTCGCCTTGGCGGAGAGATTGTCGATCGAGGGTGCGGGGGTTGTGCCCATGAGGGCCTCCTATCCGGTGAGGTGCTTCCAGGGAACGAGGACGGTGGTGCCGTCGGGCGCCAGGGAGGCGTTCCTCAGGCTGTTGTCGATGAAGAGGGCGACATCCTTGCGCCGGCAATACTCGGCCTTGCACTGAGCGACCCGGGACTGCGGGTAGACCTTGAGCTTGTCGACGGAATCTCCGACACCGAGAGAGTCGAGCTTGGCCCGCTTCTCGTCGATGTCCGCATCGGTGATCGGCTCCTCATGGCAGCCGGTCAGGACGACGATCTTGTCGCCCCGTTTCTTGAGGGCCCGGAGGAGCTTGCAGAGCTCGGGACTCGCATCGAGCGTGCCGTCCAGATCGAAGGCGACTCGCATGGGGTTCCTCTCAGGCCGGCCCGATGCTGCACCGGCACTGCGGGTGGATCGGGGGCAACGCCGAGACGTCCGAGACAGGGTGAGGGTTCGCCGCGGCGATGTCCTTGCACCGTTGGCAGGCCGTCGGGTGGTCCAGGAGGTTGAACATGGCGATGCCAGCTCGGGCGAAGAGATCCGCTGATCCCTGGGTCATGGCCCGGTTGACCTCGGTACGGGCGATGACTACGGCCCGGTTGGGGTCGTCGAGCAGGGCTGCGATCTGTGCCGCCAGAGCGGCCACGTCCGCCGAAGTCCAGGGAACGTGCGCGACCCGACCGTTGACAAAATTGTTCACCGCCTGGACGATCTGCGCCCGGGTGGTGTCGCTCAGGCCCGAGATGAGGGCGCCAACCTGCTGGTCGACGTTCTCGATGCCCGGAGGCTCGGGCAGTGGGGCTCCCGGGGTCCACTCGGCCCAGTCGACCGACTGCACGGCCTTTTCGAGGGGGTCGTCGGCCGGCGGTTGAGCACCGTGGTCGCTGGCGTCCTTCGCTCCTGCGATCCAGGAGTCGGACCAGAGGCGTCGAAGCTCGGCCCGGAGACGCTGGAGCCGAAGATTGGCGCTCTGTGCCACCGCCTGGGCCAGGTCACCGAGAGCACTCTTCTGCGCCTCGAGCCCGCTCACCCCGACCAACCGGTTCGCGACCGCTCGCGAATCGACGATCCCGTCGAGGGCCCGCTGGAGCCTCGGGGCGTAGAACCCGACGAGCCACTCTTCCCGGTGCCCCCCGGGCCCGGGTCTCACACTTTTGGGGGACCACCGTCCTTTTCGGCCTGCTCGAGGAGAGGTTCCGACTGGTCGAGGTGGTCGCGGACCTTGTCCCGGACCTCCTTCTCGTCCAGGTCGTCGATGTCGCGCCAGGAGATGGCCGAGATTTCGTCCCCATCGGCGTTCCCGAGCTTGACGCTGTCTTGCTTGGGGATGCGGTAGACGAAGCCCTGGAAGTCCTCGTGGGACCAGGTGCCGATCTCCTCGGCATCTTTGGGGAGGGTGGCTCCGGTCTCCTCCTGCCACTCGCGACGGGCGGCGGACCGGGCGCTCTCCCCACCGTCGAGGTGGCCCATGGGGAACTCGAAGCGCGCTCCCCCGCCGTCGTCCTTGTTGCCCCGCTGGACCATCAGGACACGATCGGTGTCAGCGGCGACGAGGGCGAGGCCGGCCAGGTTGGGCGCAGCCTCCTTCTTGAGGGCATCCTGGACCAGTTGGCTGTCGAGACGCAGCTCAGGGCGGACCACGGGGTTGTTGGAGATGTGCCCTGGGTTCATCCAGACGATGGCTTCGAACTGGTCCTCGTCCTGGTCGGGGTTGTCCGGGTTCTCGACCTCGGTACGGTCCCACAGGTCGACGTCGGACTCGGCCGGGGTCTCCCAAATGTGGCCCCGGTAGATGCCGTTCGACGACTCCCAACCCGAGACGCGGCAGGCGCCCGGCGGCATCTTGCAGCCGGTCTCTTCCTCCCACTCGCGGAGGGACCCGTCGTAGGTGCTCTCGCCCTCGTCGACGTGGCCGCCGGGGAACTCGAAGTACCCACCCGCTGGGTCACTGAGGTCGGGGGCCCGTTGGACCATGAGCACGCGGCCCGTGTCCTTGGCTCGAAGAGCCAGACCGGAGAAGGGACGGGTCTCGGTCTCCTCGTAGGGCTGGTACGGCTGGAAGGCCGAGAAGAACGCCTCGTCGACGGCCTCGCGGGTTCGCGCCTCCTGGAGGCTCTTCCATACTTCGAAATGAAGAGCGTTCGGGATGGCCGAGTTTTCGAAGGGGCGCGGGGGCTTGCCCTTGGCCACGCGCTTGCGCGACTGACGGCGCCAGCGGAGCACGTCCTCGGTGATCTCGTCCTCGTCAGGCACCTCGGTCGGGATGAGGCCCGGTGAACCGGCAATGCCAGTAGCCAGCGACACCCCCGCGGTGGCTTCCTTGAGGGTGCGCCTAGCCGCTGTTCCCTGATCGGGGCCGGCTCCGCCTCGGGGTCGCGGCGGATTGGCGCCGGTTCTCGGCGCGGGTCTCGCGCCGTTGGTTCGCCCTCTGCTGGCTTCTGGTGAGAGGGGCCCGGGGACGAGCGGGCCGGCGGCTTTTGGGGGACCGATCACCCCCTGCCGTTCGCGCTGCTGGTCGTGCCCAGCCGCGTTGGGGTAGTTGGAGCTCGGCGGGTCGGCCACCGGGTCGGGCCCCGGCGTCCCTGGAAGCACGAGGTCGCGGGCTTGGACCGTCCCAGGACGAGGTGCACCGGTGAGGGGGTCGACATCTCCTGCGGTGGCGAGCAGGTAGGCGATGGGGATCGGGCCCAGGCGCACCGAGTCGAAGAAGCGGGGGACCTTCTCCTCGGGATTGATGGCATGGCCGAGAACCTTGTCCCGCACCTCGTCCGCCGATTCAGCCCCGATCGAAACGTAGATCTGGTGGGCCTGCGCCTCCATGAGGCGGTCTTCTTTCTCGCGACCGGTGTCGAAGCGGATCTGGACGGGCAGCCCCAGGTCTTCCTGGGTGACCGCGTCCATGATGTCCTCGTAGTAGGCGACGTGAGGCAGCGAGTTGATCCGGAACTGCGTGTCCATCTGCGTATCAGCGGTGGACCGATTGACGTCGGCAGTGAAACCGAGGTCGTGGGGCACCATCATGAACGCCGCGACCGTGCGCCGCATGACGTACTCGGCCACTTCCGGGTCGAACTGCTGGGGCTTGTAGAACTCGAGCTCGGTGTCGTGGGGCAGCCAACGGAGGCCCCACCGCTCGGATTGGTCGCCGTAGGACCAGTCGTTGTACATCTCCTGCCAGTCGGCAAGAGAGTCGGGGTCGGACTGATCCTCGGGCGCGATGGCGAACGCTTCTGGAACGGTGCCCGTCGTGAAGAACTGGAGGAAGTACGTCTGGAGCCGGATGTCCGTGTTGGCGTTGACGAGGATCGTCTCGATCGGCGCGACACCGTAAGGATCCTCGGTGTGCGGCCACATCGGCTCGTAGATGAGAGCGTCCCACCGGATCCAGTCCCAGGGGATTCCCTGGATGAACTGCTGGAAAGCCGGAGCGTCCCCCGAGGGATTCGTACCGAAGTAGTCGAGCATCGGCGCGAAGAGCGTGCCGTCGGGGATCGGAAGGCTGAGGAGCCGGCCGGCACGGTCGCGGTGGCGATACATGGAGCCGCAGTCGAACCGCCACACGTCGGTCGCGTGCTTGCACAGCCAGTTGCGCAGCGTCATCCCGGTGTTGGGGATGGGCTTGCCCGTCTCGATGTCGATCTTCCGATCGGGGCGCCGCCAGAAATCCTTGGCCGCGGCGATCTCTTTGACCGGGTTCTCTTCGTACCCATCCATGGCTTCGAAGCGGACGCGCATCGAGCGAAGATCCTGGATGGCGTGCCTCATGCAGATCATCGCCACGTCGTAGGACTCGATGAGGTGCTTGAGGGTCTCGTAGGGGATGCGTCCGGGACGCGTTTGCGTCGTGATGTTGCGGCCGACTTCGTAGTTGCGCTCGCGCGGCCGGCGGTCGTAGCCGTAGTACGGGGTGAGGGGACGGCCAGGAGCGAAGGGCTGCACCCAGTCGAGACCTTGGTCACGAAGAGCGATCTCGATATGGGCCGGCGTGAGGGTCGAGCTCGGGGCCAGAGATTGACGGGCCTGTTGCGCCAGCACCGTGGCCGACACGGGCCGGGCCCGGGACAACTGGGCGACCGTCCCTGAGCTCGTCCCCGGAGGGGTCCAGTTCGCCCCGGCCTTGAGGGCCTGGGCCACTTCGTCGATGCTCCGACGGTCCTCGGGACGGAACTCCGCCAGCGTCTCGGGCTTCGTGGCGACCTTGATGGCCCGGGTGAGGAGCTCGCCAGGCTCGAGCACGGGAGTGCGTGACCGCAACCGAGGAAGTCGAGGCATCAGACGGGGACCTCTTCGGGCTTCGGCGTGAAGCAGAACACGCAGTAGGAGCCGTCCGGGCTCCAACGGTGGAGGCACTCCTCGCGCTCCCGGCGGCGCGTCCTGCGCACCACCTCTCTCCGATTGTTCATGCGCCGCTCGAGCCGAGACTTGGCATCGTCCTGCCGACCGCGCTCAGTCCGCTTTTGGAGCTGGCGCTCACTATCGCGAATCATGAATTCACGAAAGTTTGCACCAATGGCCCCGGCGTTGCCCAACAGGAGCTTGCAGGCCATCCCGACGGTCACGGCCTGGTCGTCGTGCCCGCCGCGGTCGTGGTCGAGCCGCGTTACTCCGGGGGCGGATTCACGCAGGCGGACCCGGAGGAGCTCGTCTTTCAGGACCGGGCCGGCCGGCGGCCGGGCGGGGACGTAGATCTGTCGACTGCGGAAGGTCTGGACCAGGGCCGTCGCCACCGTCCCCACCGACGTGGCCGTGAAAGGGAACTCCTTGGCCCGCACTCCGCGTCGGTTGAGGTTGAGGACGTTGCCTCGGAACTGGTCGGGGTCGGCGTAGACCGTGGCCCGGTTCCACCGCGGCGCCTGCTGCACCAGCCAGTCCTCGACGTCCGAGGGGTTGATCGGCTTCTTCTTGGAGCCTTTCCATCGCTCGACGTGGTCGACCACAACTCGATGAGGCCCAAAGCGAGCTTGGTCATCAATCGGCTCCTTGTGAGCAATCACCATGACCGAGGCGTCGTTCAGGATGCCGATGTCCACGGCGATGATGTAGCGGATGTTGGGCTGAGGGCTCAGGGAGGAGTAGTCCCGGGCCGCGTAGTTCCAGTCCTCCTCAGATACGGCTCGATCTTCGGCCTCGGACCAGATGTTGAGAACGAGGCGCTCGTAGGCGGAGGGGGGGAGGTCCCACTTGAGGGCCTCGAGCTCCTCCGCATTGAGCCAAGGAACAGGACCGGGAACTTCGTTCACTCGCCACAGGGGGTTGGTCTGCGCCTTCTCGAGGACGTCGCGCGTCCAATGAGAGGGCTCGCCCGCCGAGGACATGGCGATGAGCTTGCAGTTCGGGACCTTCGGAGCCGCCGATTGGAGGGCCTGCCACACCCGCTTCGCTCCACGGGTCTCCGGCCATTGGCAGAACTCGTCGGCCACGATCAGGCGGGCGTCGCGCAAGCCCCAGGCTCCGGAGTCGGATTGAGCCAGTACCTCGACCCAGGCGCCGTTCGGGGCCCGGAGGCGGACGGATTCGGCCACCAGAGCATCCGCGAGCTCAGGGGTGCGCGCGATCAGCCCGTGGGCCGCATCAATGACGATCGAGGCTTGGTCTGTGGAGGCGGCGACGATATGGCCGTTCGAGAGCGGAGGGGCGTCCTCCACCAGCCAGGCGATGGAAATGGCTCCGACGTCGGTCGATTTCGACCCGCCCCGAGCACGGGTGAGGAAGTGCCAGGTCGGGTCGGGGCGTTCATTGAGGAGGATCGCCTTGGCATCCTCGATCTGGAAGTCGGCCGCCGCATCGCCCCACCTCCGACCGTCCTCCAGCACCATGCCGAAGAGGAGGTCGAGAGCTTCCTGGCTCACGCTCCCCGCCGACGGCGAATCTCGGCGCCGACGGCCCGGAGCCCCTGGACACCCTCGGTGTTGAAGCTCGAGGCGAAGATGCCGGCGTCCTTCATGATCTTCCCGCGGCCGGCCGGGGTCAGGCCCAGGGCCTCAGCGGCCCGCATGGCGTTGGTCTCCGCCTTCGAAGCCTCTGACCACATATGCGGGGCGACGCACTCCGGCCCCTCCGCTTCGGCCTTCCTCATGCAGTAGTCGTCGAGCAGGCGTGCCCTGGCTTCGGCCCGGCAATACTGCTCGATGGCCACCGCGTCGCACTCGAGCACCCAGGGATAGATGCCGATGAGCTGCTCGCAGAGGTCCTCCGCGATGGCGGTGGTGATGGCCCGGTTCGACGCCCCGTTGACGACCGCGCTGGGAATGGCCGGGACCAAAACGGTGATCGTCTCTTCTTCGTCGTCGGGCATGGCCGGCTCCTGTATTGACAGAGATACAGTCGCGGGTGCACTGTAGATACGAACGTATCGACAGAGAGGAGCCCCGTGGCCAGTACCCCGATTCGGAACATCCGCACCACTGATGAGGTGTGGGAGAACGCTCAGGCCGTCGCTGCCCACTTCGACACGACCGTTTCAGCCCTGGTCCAGGATTTCCTGGCCGCCAAAGTCCCATGGAAGAAGATCACGGTCAAGACCGGCAAGAGACGCGACGGAGAGCCTCGCATCATGCGGCCGCCGTCCCCCGGGACCCGGGTTCGCGCTTTCCGCTGCAGTCAGGAGGCCTGGGACGCAGGGAGAGTGGCGGCCCATGCCAACGGGACCACGGTCTCCACCTTGGTCGTCGACTACCTCGAGAAGCTCCGCAAGAGCCGGGACCCCCGAGCTCCAGAGACCAAGCGACAGGCCCCCATCGCCCCTGGCCCCCCGAGACCCCCCCGTGGCCGCAAGAGGGCCGTCACCCACAAGAGGGTCGACCCCGAGCAGTGCGACCATCCCCCCGCCCTGCGGAACAAGGTCATGGACCTGGAGTTCTGCCGGCTCTGCGGGGCCAAGTTGAAGGGGAAGGTGAAGCTGTGAGGTACCGCCGGGTCTGGATCGACCAACGGAAGGGGGGCTTCGCCTACTACTCCGTCGGTTGGTGGTGGTGGGGAGCCGGGTTCGTCGCAAAGACCCTGGCCCAAGCCTTTTTCATCGGCCTGGGGATCCTCGCCGTCTACGAGGTGATCCATTGGGCATGGTGGACGATCTACCACGTCTGGTGGTTCGCCAACGGGGGGACGTGGTGGGTCTTCGAGATGCTCGTTCTCGCCTATCTGATCGGCTTCGGGGCCTTCGTCAGGCATCTACGGCGCAGGGCGGCGTAGGCCCTCTCCTTGGTCCCCAACCCACCGAGGCGGACCACCAGACCCGATTGAGTGGCAGGGGCCGGACTCGAACCGGCGATCTCCTGGTTATGAGCCAGGCGAGATACCAACTTCTCCACCCTGCGTCGGCGGCGGTCTCTCCCGCCCGTCACGCCTGAGTTCGGCGGCGTCCCCACCATGAGCATTTCACCGGTGCCGTACCCACGGCCCGGGCTCTCGAACCCAGGATCAGGCGGTGCCACCCGGGGCCTCGGAGACGTCACCGGTCGTGGCCTGACCTGCGGCCACCGTGACCGGGACCGAAGCGGGCTGCACGAAGGGGGTGACCCCGTCGTCGTCGAGGAGAGCGGCTCCTGACGTGTTGGCCACGGTGGCCCCGGCGTTGAAGCTCCCGTCGACCCCGAAGGTCAGGGGGGCGGAGTAATTCACGTTGCCGGCGGCATCCGTGCCCTGGACGGCGGTGCCGACCGACGCCACGGACGGGTTGTCGGAGGTGAGGGTCACCACGAGTCCAGAGCCATCCCCGCTCGGAGGGGCGGTGGCGTCGCCGTGGTCGTCCTCGAAGGTGAGGATGAGGGACTGTCCGGTGGAGTCGACGGTCAGGGGCATTGGTCCTCCTGGAGGTGTCACGACCGCAGTCACGGCCTGGTTGGGGTTTTCCTGTACCGCCAGCCAGTCTTTCAGAAAGGCGGCGAGGGTGGTGCGGATGGCTTGCAGATCGAGGAGGGCGGCCCGGTTCGTAGCCAGGATCTTGCGCAGCACCCCGAGCTCATCGTTGTCGGTGGCCAGGGGCCGATCCGCCCCGTCTTCGAAGTCGATCATGCTGGCTCCCTGTAGGTCCGGGTCGAGGGATCGTATCCGGTGGCCCGGCACCAAGCCTCGAACCCCACAGTTGCGACGTCGTCTTCGTCGATCTTCTGCCGGTTCCCCCGCTTAGTGGGGGTACGGGGGGAGACCTCAGGTCCCGGCGGAGAACCCTGCAGTTGGCGTACCGCTGAGCGCCTCACCCCCGCACCCCAAGACCGACGGTACGCCCACAGGGAGAGGACGTAGAGGGCCCGTCGGGCATCGGGTTCAGATTGCCACAGCCGGGCGGATCCAGGGGGGATTCGAGGCTCCGTCATGTGTTGGGGGATATAGGCGACTTAGCGGGGGATGGGAGAAACAAAAAGGGGGAAATCGCCTATACCTGAGCACCGCCGGCCTGCCTTGCGGAGCACACATAGTAGCGACTGTATGTTATCCCTGGTCAGCGGCTTGTCGTGGGGCGAGGCCGAAAAGTGCTCGCGGTAGCTAGCACGCCGGAAGGGTGGCGGAAGACGCCAAATGCGGCCCGTTTTCTGCACTGTCATATAGATTTAGACAGCAACCTTTCGCCGCTTTGATTTGCTGGCGTTCCCGAAAGCTTCGAGCTCTTCGGTTCTGTCGGGAGCATTGCTTCGGACCGACTAGTTCGGGAACCGTAGTACCGGTGTTAGAGCCTGGTGGGGGATGGGGTGTCTCATGTGTATTGACAGAGAGTGTGTGTGTCTATACAATGAGGAGGCAACAAGGCGTCGAAGAGGGCGCCGATTCCCCTACGGAAAAGGAGCGCCGATGAATGAAGGCGCAATGTTGACCATGGGCCATGAGATGGCCACCAGGGCCGACCTGGTGGGCCAGCGTGGTATCTGGCTCTGCCAGTGTGAAGGATGCGCCCGGTTTGTCCATATCGTCCGCGACCACTCACCAGGTACACGGTTTGTGGTCAAGGGTGAGACTGACCGACGCATGTTCACAGCCACTGAGCTTTTGCCACTGCTTGCCAGTGGCCAGCTCGAGGAGGAGGCAGGGTGCGGGTATATCCGCGAGGTCTTTGTCCAGACTGATGATGCCGCCGCCCTTGCCAGTGTGATGTGATGGTCGACTACCCCGAGCACCTGGTCCGCGTGGTCCCAGTCGGCCGCGGTGTCTGGTCTCATTGGATCGCCCATTGCGAGACCTGTGGCGATTCCTCCGGCCGGCTCAGCTGCAAAGCCGACGGAGAGTCATGGTCAAGGGCGCACAAGGCAGGAGACTGAGCATCGACCCCGCCCCAACTCGCTCCCCCGGGAGATGAACTGTCCTAAGCGTATTGACACCTCGCCCGCATGGGCGCACACTGTATAGACAGTGGAGCACACAAACCCCTACGGAAGGAAAGCCATGACCGAAGAGACCGAAGACCGGTTCTACCGTGAAGCGTGCGAATACTACGGGCGCAGATTCGGAGAGGCGGACAGCGACAAGATCGAGCATGTCGAAGAGCTGCGCCAGAAGGCGGACGCCATGGGCCACGACGGATGGGCGGAGGCCCTGGCCGATCGGCTGGTGGTGGAGATGTCGGACGACGGTATCGCCACAGCACTCGCAATTAGCAACCTGACTGAGAGCGACGACGTCCGGGAGCGCGTGGAGGAAAGACTTCGCGAAGGGGTGCTCGACGTCGCCCTTGAGACCGTCTCCCGTCACGGTGAGGTCACCTGGTCGATTCTGCTTGGCACCGGTGGGCCGGCAGATCGCGTGCTGGTGACCACGACTATGGACGGCGACGTTGAGCGTGCCCGGTACAAGTATCAAGATTGGTTCAAGCCGTGGACTGAGCCGCTAAATCAGGAATCGGACGACGTCGAAGCGTTCGCGTCGCTCTTCTACTTCGGCGTGGTCACTCTCAGTGTCGACGGCGAGGAAATATGAAACGCTCAACGCGCTCAGAGCTGGCCGACTGGTGTCTGCTGGCCATCGTGCCCGGCATCATCGGCACTCCTCTGGAATGGTGGTCGATCCCCTGTGCTTTGGGGATCGCGGTCGTCGGGTGGCTCCTCGTCGACGTGAGGGCCTACCGGCGTGATCTTCGGTTTCAGTCTCGGTGGAACGCGAAGAGGTGGCCGACGTGACCCATATTGAGATCCCCGACGATGAGGGGAATTGCCCTTGCGTTCAGGAATACACCTCCGCTGTCGGAGATCCGGCGTGGGAAATCGACCCGGATTGCAGATGCCCGTGCCATCTTTCAGATGCTGAGGCGGGGGAGGATTACTTGTGAGCACCGCTGAGATCCGAACCGCGGTGCTCGTGTCGGTGCACCTCATCGACCGTCACAACTACCGAAAGGTCGACGACGTCGATGGACTGCGCAATCGGATCAAAGCCGAAGGATTGCACAATCCGATCCGCGTCGTTCCAACCCCTGACGGTCGGTATCGGTTGAAAGGGGGAGATCACCGGCTGACGGCCGTTGAGGGCCTGGGGTGGTCGGAGATCCCTGCCTATGTCGAAGACCCTGCAGACAGAGCCGAGGAGCTGGCCAGCGCCATGGCCGACAACCTGACGCACCACGAGGCGCAACCCTGGGAAGATGCCGAAGGGTTTGGGGAACTGGTCGACGCGGGGTGGACGGTCGAGCGAATTGCGGAGAGTGTCGGTCGGACCCCTGGCTTTGTCAGGAACCGGCTCGAACTCTTGCGCCTGGACCCCGCGGTACGTCCGATCATGGCGGCGCGAGGCTTTGCCTGGTGTCGACCGTTGTATGCCTTGGCTCCGGCGGTACAAGCCACCATGGTTCGACTGCTCGAGGATGCTCCCAACCTGGGAGCGTGGGTCGGAGCGTGCGGAGAGGCGGCCAGGAAAGCCGCAGAGGCCGCTCAAGAGGAATCGGCGCTCTTTGGGGGAGATTTCCGTCTCGCAACCGAGGAATGGTCGGTCGAGCTGGCCCGGTACCTGGTCAACGAGGGGGAGCGGATGGCCCGGGCCGAAAACGCGATGACGCGCGAGTCGGTGCTGGGCCTGGTGGACATCGCGGAGCACCTCGGAGTCGTGCCTGCAACCGCCCACAAATGGAAGGTCCGCGCTCTCCTGCCGGAGCCTGACCTGTACGTTTCGAAGGCTCCGGCGTGGTATCGGTCGACCATCGACGGATGGGCCGAAGAGACAGGGCGAGCATGACGCTGTGCACCGGAGGGGGAAAGCTAATCGCCCGGCGCGAGGGTTTGTGGGGTCCGATCAATCGGTCCGCTGAGTGCCCGTCATGCCATGCCTGGGTTGTGTGCGTCCCGGCGGAAGGTCGAATGCGGCTGGTGGCCCACCAATACCCTCCGTATTGACACTTTGTATTGACAGAAAGCCCGAAAGGGCGCAGTGTGTATCACACCCCTACGGAAATGGAGACGAAAGTGCTTGACCTGAGAGAAGTGACCGCGGAGCAGGCGATAGATGCCCTGCTCACGCTTGAAGGGTTGGCCACCAGGGCTGCCGATCTGTGCCAAGGCGACCGCATCATCTATCGGCAAAACGGCGTCATCTTCGACGACGAGGTCGAAGCCGTGAGCCCGGGTCAGACCGATCGGTGGGTCCGGATCACCATGCAATCCGGAATGTCCTGGCAGTGCTCGCCCGACAACAAGGGCCAATACCGCGTGACGACCACGGATCTCGAGGTCCCGTCATGACCTGGGAGCCTCGGTTCACGGAGCGGTGGCGGCACGGCGGATGGTACGTGGACAACGTCCATCACACCAACGGTGGCGTGGGATGCGTGGCCAAGCAGTCGGACGGCCGATGGGTGATCGCCTGCCCGGAGCCCGAGGCGGCTGACCTGGCCTTCTCGACCAGGGCCGACGCGGCCAAAGCCGAGGAGCTCATGGTCCGGATGGTGCGGACCCGCGGTGCCTCACCGCGTCACCCAGAGGCAGACGCCGCGCTCGAGCACTTTCTGGCCAAGGTGACGCCGTGATCCGCCCGGCTCGCCTGGCCAGAAGTGTCAGGACACCGGGGAGAGGCGCTGTGCGGCCGTCTGTGGCCCCTGGAGATCAGATGGCCGCCCTTCGGGCCTGGGCCGCGGCGAACGCTCCCAGGGAGGCTCCTGAGACCCCTGTGAGAGGCGCTGAGAGCCTGCAGGAGGACCTGATACGGTCGGAATGGGAACAGTCTGAGCCGATCGATGGTGAGGCCTTGGCCGATCGAGTCGCCGGGTTCCTGCACTCATTCGTGGCTTTCCCGACCGAGGACCACCTGACGACGGTGACTTTGTGGACGATGCACGCTCACGCCATCTCGTCCGCCGAATCGACGCCGAGACTGGCTTTCTTGAGCGACGAGCCTGGTTGTGGCAAGACACGGACGCTTGAGGTGCTCGAGCTCCTGACCCCGAACCCGCGACGGGTGGCCGACGTGACCGGCGTAGTGCTCTTGCGGATGATCGCCGCTGCTCAGACCACGCTCCTGGTCGATGAGGTGGATGTGGTGTGGGGCGGTGGAAGGTCGAACGAAACTCTCCGGGGAGTCATCAACGCAGGTCACAGGCGTGGGGCAAGTGCCTATCGATGCAAAGGCAAGACCGAGATCGAGGCACTGCCAGCGTTCGCGGCCACTGCCCTAGCTGGCATCGGATTCACTACCCTGCCGCCGACCATCAAGGACCGAGCCATTGTGGTCCCGATGTCGAAGCCGCGGCGGCGCGTCGACGAGTTTCGACTCCGAGATGTGGGACCGGAGGCTGAGACTCTCAGGACATCATTAGCCGAGTGGGAGCGCGTCAATGTCCCCGCTCTTCGGGCAGCCCGACCCGACCTCGGAGACATCAGAGACCGCCGTGCGGACTGCTGGGAGCCTCTCCTGGCCATCGGGGAGGCTCTCGGGAAGGATTGGACCAAGAGGGCTCAGAAAGCGGCCGAGGCGCTTGAGGGGGAGCGGCTGGAGGCAGACAGGCGCTGGAGTCCGTGATGCTCAAGGTATTCGAGAGCATGGTAGAGGTTGCCCGGATGGTCCCGGAAGAGACCGAGCGCCGTGTTGCAGTGGTGGCAAAGCAGCCCGCGGATGCATTTACCACAAGATCTCTTGCGTTGTGGGCAGCAATCATGGTCGTGGTCGATATGCCACGTACCTTGCCCGCCAGGTTCGGGAGTCCCACAGATTGCGCAGCACCCCGCCTGGGACGCGAGCAGGGCATCGAAGCCTTCCGGAGTGAGGCCGAACCGACGAAGGGCAACGCGACGCGCCTGTCCAGCGAAGTCAAAATCAGGATTCCTCTCCCGCCAGCGCCGTCCGTATTCGGCCTGCTTGCCGGGATTCTGCTTCCGCCACCATCGTTGGTATTCGGAAGACGTCATCCCCCGCCGCACGGCTGTTTTCCCCGCAAGGGGGTCGCCATAGAGGCGCATCTTGCGAGCGTGCTTGCCACACATTCCGAAGGAGGAGTGCCTGGTCAAGAGGTTCGGGCACCCCTCCACGACGCATATGGTCCCTGCTTGACCCATGCCGCACATTCTTTCACAAAGGAGCCCCAGTGAAGACCCGACGCATCCGATATCACGAGGAGGCCACTGCGGTGATCGCCCCGCCGGGCTACGCCCGATGACCACCTTCAAGCCCGGTGATCGGGTGCGCCACAAGGACGGGTGGGAGGGGACTGTCGTCAAGAAGTCTCGTGTAACAACCGGACGGGTGTCAGTCATAAAAGACGAAGCGGCTTCATCCTGGTATGAGTCCCCGACCGACAACTTGACCCTCCTCCCCGACCAACCGACAGAGGAAGGCTACGAGGAGCGGATCGAACTGAGTGAGCGCGGCTTGTTCTGGGACGACGAGAAATATTCGGCGGGTCAGGTCGTCCCCTATGGCCGCTACAGCAAGGCACGCGGTGGCGCTCCGCTCCGCAAGATCAAAGCTGTCATCCTCGAAACGCACCAGCACGAAATCGAGGAGTGGTGGGAGCCGGTGACGTGGAGCGTCGGGAGATTGCCACAGGGACTGTGCGACAGCCATGTTGTTCGCGGGCAAAAGTCGCTGCACTTCGAGCAAGAGTCCTGCATCAACTGGAAACCCCTCGGCCTGCTCCACCGTCGATGCAAGACATGCGGGGAGGAGGTGGGGTGAGCCGACCTGGGTGGTACAAAATCGTGCTCGCCAGACCCCGACCTCGTCATCACTGCATTGAGTGCGGGCACAAGGCTCCCGAGCATTATCCCTGTTGCTGGAGGTACCGGCCGTGAGGCACGGCAACTACCAGTACCGACGAGGATGCCGCTGTGCGGTCTGCACGGAGGCGAACACTCGCCAGAGTCGGGAACGCCGCCATCGCCGAGCCTTGGTCGCAATCGTCCATCGGGAGCCTTTCTGGCAGGTCTTCGACTGCGCTCCAACCAAGCAGGAGTGGGAGGCGGCGCAGCGGTGACGATGCCCGAGGAACAAGACGAGGTTGCCACCTTGCTCGCGGCCTGTGAAGACGTCGAGGAATACGACTACTCGGTCGATGCCTGCACGACCTGCGGCGGCGAAGGAGTCGAGGACTGTGAGGATACCGGTAGTTCCGAAGGGTGCTGGGAAGCAGGTTGCAACGGTCAATTCCATCGGTGCCCGAACTGTCGCGGCTCAGGCAACGCCGAGGACCAGCGGTACTGGTGACAGCGGTGATCTACCTCACTGGCGTCACCAACGATCGCATTGAGCCGACCATCATCGCCCAGGGCGATGGGCTGATGATCCAACAGGGGAACAGCTACCACCTGCGCGTCCTTCGATACCCGTTTTGGGCGGCTGACAACGGCTGTTTCGCTGACACCTGGATCGAGCAGGAATGGGCCGAGTGGATCGAACAACTTCCGACCACCCGATGCCTGTTCGCCGTCGCCCCCGATGTTTACCCCGACGCTGGCCAGTCACTTGTGCGCGGTTTGGCCTTCGCCCCGGAAATGCGCGCTCTCGGCTTTCCGGTGGCGGTGGTGGCCCAGGATGGGGCCGAACGCCTTCACTGGCCCTGGGACGAACTGGACTGCCTATTCATCGGCGGCGAGAAGCGCACCCCAGGCTGGAAGGAGTGGAAGGAGTCCGAAGCCGCCGCCGAGTTGGCCCGAGAAGCCCGCAACGCCGGGAAGTGGGTCCACATGGGTCGGGTCAACAGCGAACGCCGCTACATGGCCGCTGACCGGATGGGCTGTCTGTCAGTGGATGGAACGTTCATCAAGTACCGCAAGCGCAAGCTACAGACGGACTCAGCCGGCGAAAGGCACGGTCGAGGAGAGGCTGAGCTGGCCAAATGGCATGCCGCTTCGGCCAACAGCCCGACCCTCTGGACCTGGGAATCACCGAGTCATGCGGCTCACAAGGCTGCGTTGCCCGAACCCCGAAAGGAATCGAAGTGACCGACAAGGAGGCTCGCATCGAACGCCTCGGTCAGTTGGTAGGAACGTCGTGACCCCTGACCGCCCCCAAGAAGCAGAGAAGCCCGGTGAGGCGAGATGTTCATGTGGCGATTCGACCCGCCCCAACATCAACCATCGCAAGCGAATCCCTTGCTGGACCTACGTGGGGGAATATCGCATGGATGTTGTGCCGTGTTCTGACGGCTACCGATTGACGACGCATCGTGCCTGAATCCGAAACCCCCCCACCCGTGAGTGACGAAGGCGGAAGGACAGACCATTTGACGTTCGAGCAGGTGCACGCGATGAACACGGCGAGGTGCCGCCGCTGGCACGAGGATCGCAACGACTGGACGGGCGCTGACTGGGCCACGGCTCTCGGCGGCGAATGCGGCGAGGCGCTGAACGTCATCAAGAAGCTGCGCCGGGTCGAGTGCGGGATGGCTCCGGGGCCGAACGACCCGCCAGTCTACGAACTAGGAGCGATGCTGGCCGATGAACTGGCGGACGTGTTCCTCTACCTCGACCTGCTCGCCTGGCACTACGGAATCGACCTGCCGCGGTCCATCGTCAGCAAGTTCAACCGCGTCAGCGCCGCTCAAGGCTTCCCCGAGGAGCTTCCGTGGCTGTCGCCGTTCTGATGCCTGAAACCCCCTCCGGTGGCTCAGAGCCGCGATACAAGCGAAGTCGAGATGGTCGCACGATTCACCATGCCGATTGCAAGCGGGCGAAACAAGCAGTTCCTTGGTTCTATCCCGAGACCTTCGGCATCCGCGACGACAACCACTTGCGTGAGGACATGGAAGCGCGCGCGCCCTGGAACGCGCTCTGCAAAGTGTGTTTCCGGTGAGCCGGGAGTCCCGAGAGGGAGCCGACGAAAGGGGAGCGATGTGAAACTCAATCGACTGTGCGTGTATTTCCTCAGCCTGGGGTTCGTTGGTGGCGGCGTGTTCACCTGGGCCGTCCTCTCTGGCATCTGGCATGGAGGTAACGCATGGTGACTGACGACCCCGCTCCCCGACAACCCTCGGACGAAAGGAAACTGGACATGGACAGCATGAGCGACAGCGCCGCCCTAGATCAGATCGCAGCGATCCTCGGCCTCTACACCACCGACCCCGGTAACAACCCGGTGGCCGAAGTCCTGGCCGACATCACCTATTACGTGCAGCAGACCGGGCGTCCAACGGATGTGCCGCAAGGTGCCTGACGAGCCGTTCTTTCCCGAGCTGAAAGGCAACGTGAGCCGCATGGTCTACCTCGGCAGTCTCGTCGCCTGGTGGCGCACCCGGAAGTGCGATCATCCCGAATCCGGGCGGCACCAGCACCTCACCGACCTCGGACGAAACAAGCTCTGGCGGTGCGACCGCTGCGGGAGGTGGGCGACGGCATGGTGACGGCTGAGTGGCTGAGATGCTGCGACGAGGGCGGTAAATGCCAGCGTCCGAATGCGTGCGGTCGAGAGGCGTTTCCTGGTCGTACTCTGACTGCTCCCCGACAGCCCTCGGACGAAAGGGTCGATTGGATGCCAGCAATAGGAACGCCTGGTGGACTCTGTCCCGTCTGTGCTCACATCATCCCGGTATCGGAGCGTTGTCATCACTGTCGTGGGAAGTGCTGCGACCTCTGGAACGGTCACGGGTGCGAGCGAAAGTTCGATCACGTCAGTGACCACAAATGCCGGTGCGGTGCGAAATGGGGATGTCATGCCTGAGCTACCCGTGACACCGAGCGAGGGGAACAACCAAGAAAGGAACCAATGAAGACCATTGAAATCAGCGACGAACTGGCCGAGGCTCTCTCGGCTGAACTATGCGAAGGCGGGGCCACCGACATTTCGGCGCTCTCTGACTTCGTGGGCAAAAAGCTGTTCATCCGCACCGTGACCTACCACCTGGTCGGCAAAGTGAAAGCCGTGAACGGAAATCTCATCGAACTGGCCGACGCTTCGTGGGTCGCCAACAGCGGCCGATTCATGCAGGCGATAAAGGACGGCACACTCAGCGAGGTCGAGCCGGTCGGCACCTGTTGGGTCAACGCCAACGCTGTCACCGACATGTTCCCCTGGAACCACGTTCTTCCGAAGGACCAGAAGTGAACTTCGTTCTCCAACCTGGCTGGCAAACGTCGAGGTCGAGGTCGGGGTCGTGGTCGGGGTCGTGGTCGGGGTCGGGGTCGGGGTCGGGGTCGGGGTCGTGGTCGAGGTCGGGGTCGTCGTCGAGGTCGTGGTCGAGGTCGGGGTCGAGGTCGGGGTCGTATTGATGCCTGACCCGACCGACGAACAGGAGAGCGAGGCACCGGTCAGCGACGAAGGCCGAAAAGTCGAAACGAAACGGGAAGTCTCCGAGGAGGTAGTCGAATACGTCTGGATTGAGGTCTGGTCGCTCAGGCTCCATGAAGACTCGCAGACCACCTACGTCGATGGACGACCCACCATTGGGACCAAAGACTGGCCGGTGACTGACCATCTGGCTGATCGAATCGAGGAGGCGCAGAAAGGACAGCCCATCCTGTGTCGTCTACTGCGCCGAGATCAGTACGAGCGAGAGCAGAAAGCGAATCTCAATGGCTGACGAAAAGCGTGATGCCGAACATATGCGGGAGGTCCCCCTCGGACATTTCCCGCCGTTGACCAGTTCGTTCTTGCGACGACTCCGAAAACGGTGCGTAGGTGTCCGAGCCACGATTCCTCTGGATACTCGGTGTGCCATCGCCCTCATCGACCAGTTGGACGCCGCCCTTGCCAGAGTCAGCGAGCTAGAAGGGGAGACCGCACTAGCTCGACAAATCATCGAGGCAAAAGGACCGGACCTCGCACTCGTTGCCAACCTGATGAAGCTTTGGGTGGCAACGAACGAATGGCGTCACTCCGTTGACAGCGCAGACCGGGCAGCCCTCGCACTTGGTGTGTACGCAGCACTCGACGCTTGTGCCGCCCCTCCCTCTCCAGCCCCACCCAAATGCACTCACGCAAATCAGCGTCAGGACGGCAACGGTGGACTGATCTGCGAAGCCTGCGACGACACGATGCCCGATCCGTTCTGGCACAACCCAGGGGGTGGCTGATGCCGATCTACGCCCCGCACCCGTTCGCCAAGCGCACGCTCAACCCCTTGGACGAATGGGGCAACGAAGGCTGCGGCATCTGCGGCCGACCACGAAGCGTCCACCCTCCAGCCCCACCAGTCGAACCCACGCACGGGATGATCGGTTCAGGATCGGATTACGCAGGAGCAGCGCATGACGGGCCAGTCGAACCCACGAAGCCATTGAAAGCCTGCGAAGCGTGCGAAGGGCCGGAAGGCAGGCGGCGCACCCGCTGTTCCCGATGCCGCCTGCTCCTCTGCCGCTGGTGCTTCCACCACACTCGCTGCGTTCCAGAGCACGACGAAGACCCCGACTACTGGTGGGAACACACGGCAGTCGAACAGAAAGAGGAAGCGTGAGCGATGTGGCCTGAACCACCAGCGGACCATAACCAAATCTGGGGCTGCCGGGATCGGAGCGGTGACGATGGGTGAGGGACTGTTCGTTCTCGATGAAGTCGAACGCCGCATCGGCTCCCGAGCCTTGGTGGCCGTGGAGTCATCCGAGTGTCCAGCCTGCGGCTCAGGTCTGAAACGAGTAACGAGCGATGAGCCGGTCCTGTTTCGCCACGGCGGCTACGGCGCAACCCGTCACTCGGTCACAGACCATTGCACCAACATCGAGTGTCACTGGGCGCTGCAACGAGAAGTGACGGAGGTAAAGCCATGAGGGTCGTGAAAGCGGCGAGGGAGTTCGACGCGGCCTGCACGGACATTCAAGATCGACCGACAACACCTGAGGAAGTGGACGACGGGTGCGAGCCGGGCGTCTTCTTCTACGACTGTGGAGCTTGCCCAAGTTGCCAGTTGCGAACGGCGTTGGCTGCTCTCGGGGACTAACTGCGACGGACCGGCATGATGCCGCGCTTCTGGAGCCGATCCATGTCCCCCACTATCGCTTCCACCGAGCTCGAGGCGCGCTGAGCCTTCTCGGCTTCGGCTTCGCGTTCCTTCCGAGCCATCTCCCCCCGACGCCAGGAGACGTACCTCTGCATGTCCCCTCCTGGATCGTTGGTGGGTTGCTGACGGAGCTTCCAGGATCCCCAGGCCAGATAGCAGGCGTTGCAGAGTCCCCGTTTCAGGCGGTTCGAGCCGATACCGGTCACAGGGGTGTCACAGGCCATGCACGATCCCTGGAGTGAGCTCTTGCGTTCCCCGTCCCGGGCCCGCATCCCCGTGACTTTGGTCTGGACTCGGGTGATCCCCCGGCACAGCCTGACAACCTGATCGAGGTCGGTGAACATCTCCTCGAGAGCGTCGCGGACCGGATCGGCCCATCGCGTGCCTTTCCCCCCACACCGCCGGCAGGGTCGCTGTTCGGGTTCCTTCGGGCGACCCTTGGCGTCTCTGCCCGGAAGGACCACCACCGTCCATCCTCGACCCTCACAGCGGACACACACGTCCGCCTCACGGGCCACGATCGCCCCGAAGGTAGGATCGGAGGTCCCTTTGCTCCTCGAGGGCTCTCCGCCGCTTGAGGGGGCGTATCCGTCGATCTCCGAAGTCTCCTGGACTCGACGCAGGAGATCGGCGGCAACCGTCCCTGAACTCACCTCGGAGGGCTCGAGAAGACCCTCGAGGTCTTGGATGGCTCCTCGGATCTTCTCCTGGAGTCGAACGGCCGGCCGCGAGGGGGTGCTCACTGAGGCGGGGGACTGCCTCCAAGGGACACAGCCACCGCCGCTTGGAGGACCATTCCGACGAGGCGGAGGGCTTGCTCCTGGGTAAAACCAGCCTCCACGTAGCCCTTGAAGAGCTCGTGCATTTGCGTGGCTCCCTCTTGGAGTTCCGTCATCGGGTCAGCGGGTAGACCGTCCATGCTCTTCTCCTCGGTTGTAGAACCGCCAGATCGCTTCCTGCTCCGCCGCGAGGCCCTCGAGCTCATCTATCGCCTGCATGGTAGCGAAATGCGCAAGTTCCTGAGGCGTCGTGCCAAGAGCTTTGCACACACGCCGTAACCGCCGGGCCTCGTCATCGCTGAACCGAGCGACGCGCTCATCGCGCCCTCGCACGATCGCGCTCCCTCGCGCAAGCACGGCACCGCCGATGCCCTTCGGGGTCGACGTAAGTGTTGACATCGTCGTAGGGGTGACCGACGGGGCACGCGATCTTCACCGCGAAACCGCGCCGCGTGTTCTCCTGATGGGTCACGTGCTCGATGTGCGCCGGATTCACGCATGAGGTGACGCGGCAGAGGTGGTCCGGCTCAAGCCCGGAAATGGGGAGCCCCACCACGATCTCATAGGCGACATTGTGAGCGAGGTACGTCTGGCCACCGATAGAGAGGCGCCCGTAGCCCCTCGCGCTCCGGTACCCAGTCCATATCCAGCAGTGCCCGAGATCAGGCCTGAACGTGGGAACAGCGCCTTCCTTGTCGACGTACCGCCAAAACCAGTCGGCCGGATCGACATCCTTGGGTCGGCGCTCGCGGGTCCCCGCTAGGGGATCGCCATGGCGGTAGAAGCGGGAGGCGTGAGCGGGACACCAGCCGCGTCGCCGCGCCGGGCGGCCGCAGCCGGCGATCCAGCAGGGCGCGGCCACGGTCAATCGCCCTCTCCGTCATCGTCGGGCACCGGGTCGATCCCGGCCAACCGCACGTTCCCCGCCTTCTCCTGGCGCTTCTGCTCGGCCCGGTCAGCCACCCGGGCGGCCATCCGCTCCAAGGTCTTCGCGGTTCCTTCGCGGTCGTCGGGGGCCGCGCCCACCACGTCCAAGAGGAGCTTGCGGTCGTACCCGATGATCTTGTCCGGCTCGTCCGAGGACATCACTGCCTCGAAGCTGTCCCCTGCTTGCCGGAACATCAGCATGGCGAAACCGATCTGGCCGTCTTCCACCTCGAACGAGGCGAGTTCGGAGACGTCGCGGAACACGCGCGCCCCTTTGCGGAGGACGACGGTCTCGCTCTTGATCGGCTGTCCTTTGTGGATCCCGAGGTCTCGGGGTTCGACGGGCATGGTGGCTCCTTTCAAACCGCAGCGCGGCGGTCTTGGTGTTTTTTCACGGCAATGTCCATGAGCCCCTCGAGGAACGACTGCCAGGATCCCAGGACGATCTCGCACCCAGCGATCACGACTCCGGGCGTGTCGAGGGCATGAAGATCGTAGGGGTACCAGACCTTCGTTGCCAGAAGCCAAGCGACCCGCGCGTCGTCGGCCAGGATCCCCGCCTCGACACAGGCGTCGAGGGCGAGGCGCGCCAGCTTGTCGACGTCGGGGCGAGAGCAGGGAATGTGATCGGCCCTTCGTGCCGACTTGGGACGAGGCATGGTGAAGGCACAGGCCATGGCGACCGGTCCGTCGAGGCGCTGGGCCCCGGGGGGAGCCGAAGCCTTGATCGTTTCGCGCCAGGGACGAGCTCGAGCCGAAGCCTCGACGACGCTCGCTCGCCCGGTATGCCTGTTCACAAACGCTCGCTTCGAGCCCTGAGGCGCCGGAACGCCGAGGGCGGTAAACGCCCACCCACTCATTCGATCACCTGGAGCGTCCTCGCCTTGGCCGTCGAGCTCCCGGGCCCCCAGGTCACGCGCCCGACGCGCTCGAGGTGCTTGAGGTGACGATGCACGGTGTCCACGGAGAGCCCCCCGCAACCCGCGGCGATCTCGCGGATGGTCGGCGCGTACCCCTCCTTCTCCCGGAACTTTCGGACGAACGCCAAGATGCGCTCTCCCGTCTCGTCAGTCACTCAGCGGCTTCGCGAACAGGGAGGTCGACCCTCGGGTGGGCTTCCATCTTCCAACGGCTGAGGGCGCGGTTGATCTCGTGCTGGGCCGGGACGCTCGAGGCTTTGTTCGAGATGCCGCGGCCCTTGCACCGGTTGAGGACGTCGCGGAGCTCGTCCCCGGCCACCACCAAGGCAGTGATGTCCGTGATGCCCGCCGGGACGTTGATGACATCAGGTGTCATGCAGTCCACAGCGACAGGTGAGACACGGGGCTCCGGGGGGGACGACCAGGTGCGGTCACAGTCGATACAGATCGACCCCCCGTCCTTGGCATCGGCCAGGGCGTCGTGGCGGCACCGCTTCTGCTTTTTGTTCATGTTGGCTCCTTCGGTTCGTAGCCCCGCGTCCTCAATTCACCACGCCGCGCAGCTTCCCTGATCGGGGACGTATCCCGGGGTGCCCGCCGCCGCCTCAATCGACTGAGCCACCGCGATCTGAGCGGAAGGGGCAAGATCGGAGCCGCCGCCGTAAGCAGCCCAGTTCGCCGCCGATATTCCGAGGGAGTCGGGGTAGGCGGGGCCGGCGTAGCCGATCCACCCTCCTTCTTCGCAGACTGCGACCCGCGTCCATTCGGCGTAGGCATCAGATGTGGGAGCCGCCGGCGGCGAAGGGGCGACAACCGCCGGAACCGGTGGTGTGGATGAGACCGAAGGCGCTTGGATTGCCGCAGGCACAGGCGAAGGCGGGGTCGTCGTCGAGGTTGTAGTCGTCGTAGGTACCGGAGGTGGCACGCCGACGAGCTTCCACGACGAGGTCTTGGACACAGCAAAGAACTGCCCGAGCCTCAACTTCGCCACAAAGAGCGGCGTCGATGCTGGTGGCGAGCTTGTCGCTGAGGGTGATGGTGATGGCTGCCATGGCTGAGTGAGGACGAGCAAAGGGACAATGACAAGGAACAATGGGAAGTAGCGGCGCACGGGGCCACTCCTCTCGATCTGGTCCCGAAGGACCGCGGCGTTCGGATGTAGGACCCCGACTTCGCATACAGAGCCCCGGCCGGTGATCGGGAAGGATCAGTCGGCCTCGCTTTCGCATGGGTGTGCGCCGGGTTGGCATGTCCGGTTGTCAGTCGTTCGTCGCGGCACCCCCTTCCGACAACGCGGGGATGCCGCCTTCGAGATACCGGTCATAGACCGTGGCGCCGCCCTCAGTTCGCATGTAGGGCAGCATCACCTGATCGAACTCGACCATCTCGGTCTCCACGATGGCGAGCTGGGCTCGCAGCCAATCTCGCATGATCCGCCAAGCCACTCGCTGAGCGTGTTCCGAGGAGTGAAACCGCGGCGGGGCATCCCGAGTCAGCACCCGACGGACGCGACCAGCCTCGATCGGAAGTTGGAATGCCCGAAGACCTTGAGCCGTCTGGAGAGAGAACATGACCCCGATCGGCTCGCCGCCGGCAGCGAACTCCGACATGATCTGGCGGGCTCCAGCGGCGACGAGCATGGAATGGACCTCTCCGACACTCTTCGACACAGGAACCGTCGTCGTGTAGTTGGCGATAGGACTCACCGACGCACCAGCCTTCCATTCGCGTAGCGGGATCCCATTGACTTCACCAGTCCGACCTCTCGGGCCACCTTCGCCAGATCCGCATCACTCTCGACGTCGGAATTGAAACCCTCGCACACCGCGACGACCTCCTCGGGGTTGAGAGGATCGCCGCCCGCTGACCGCTTCACCGGCTCGTGACCGACGAGTCCGCCGCGGCAGACATGGCCGGGGATCAGGTCGAGGGCTTTGCAGTGACGGTCGCGCTCGATGGCCTCGTTGACGGCGAGCGCGCGGGCACCGCGATATGTCGCGCTCGCGCGTTTCTTCGATCGCCTCCGTAGGGGTGAGCGCTTCACGGCGCCGGCAGGAGCTCCGAATGCCAGCCGGGCACTCCCGACTGCTGCCACCAGTGGGAGCACACTCCGGTAGCGGGGTTGGTCCAAAAGACGTGCATCTGGCCGGCATATTCGATCGAGGTCATGTTCTCGTCCTCCTCGGGGGGGGTTGGGGTGAGACCGGGCCGCGGCCACTGGCCGAAGTCCGGGGTCAGGATCAGGTCGAGGTCAGTGCCGTACAGGGGCGCGCCCGTAGGGCGTTGATGGAGATTTGCGGCGCCCACGGCAACCGGGCCGCTCCCAGGGAACGAATCGGAGTCGGACTGCCAGCCGAAGCCGATCAGGCCCATGGACTGGAGCCGCGTGAGCAGAGATCCCTGGCCATAGGCGCCATTGGTGAGACGCGGGCGGACGGTGGCGATGCCCTGCCAGTACCCCACAGGTTCGGCTCCCGGCGCGTACTCCTTGTCGGCCGCGAAGTAGACCGGGCAGGAGGTGGGCAGCCCCAGTGCAACGAGGGCGTCGTTGGCGGCGAGAGCGTTGGCGGCGCCCATCCCTGCTCCGCCGTCTGCATCGTCGGCCCCGTCCTCGAAGACGAACCACACCCCGATACCCGCCGTCATGTAGTCCTCGAACTCCACCGGGAGGATGGACTTCCCAGCGCCCGTCAGGTATCGGCCGACGGCGACGACCTGGGCCACCTCGAGCTCGGCCACCGAGGGGACGGTGAATGAGAAGTCGACGGCGGTCACCTACGCGCCCCCCTCCCAGGTGGCTCCGAGGAAGCGTCGTGGAGAGGTGACCGCCGTCATGCGGAGGGCACCGTAGCCGAACAAGCGTTCCAATGCGCGGATTTCAGAAGGGCTCGTCTACCAGGGGCAACGGCTCCGCTGCCGCCGCGGGCGCGCGATCGGCGTTTCTGAGAATAGGCATCCATGGCCACTCGCTCGGTCGCGTCGCCCGGTCAAATCGAAGGGGCCAGCGAAATCGACCGCGAGGAGGATGGGGGTAGGTCACCTCCGCGCTGATGACTCCGTTCTCGACCTTCGACCGAAGGGACACAGTGACCTCGGGCCAGGCCGCCCACTGCTGGCCGCCTTTGGACCGCAGTTCGCGGTTCTTCCCGGGCATCCCCGTCGGGGCGTGGTGCTCGAGTATCAGGGCCACACCCCACCGGCGCCGGAACCCGTCGAGGATGCGATGCAGCGCCGCGGTGTGACCGTCGATGTCCTCGCGCTCGCCCCGCGGCATGAGCTTGTACACCGGGCCGCCGATGACCAGTTGGGGCTTGAAGTCCTCGAGCACGGCCTCGACCTCGGAACGATCGCGACGGGAGCGCAGGTCAGCTCCATAGGGGTAGGACAGGAGGGCCGGCCGGATCGGTTGAGCATGGGGGCGCTGGTCGAGCACCTTGGCCACCTCGATTCCAGCCAAGTAGAGCTCGGCATCGGGGTTCTCAGCGTCCAGCACGAGGACTCGAACAGGTTCGATCGGCCCAAAGTTGAAGGGGTGGACCCCGGCAGCAGCGCAGAAGGCCAGTTGCCGGAGGAGCCAGCTCTTCCCTGCCTTCTCACCGGCGAGGATGATGGTCCGAGTCCCGACATCGCAGAGTCCTTCGATGAGGGGTTGGGACACAGCGGCCGGCGGATCGGCGCTGTAGTCGTCCCAGGACCGCCAGAATCGCTCGGGGAGCCTCCCAGCGCCGTCCAGGCTCGCCAGACGCCCTGCGAGGGTCTCAGCCACGCTGAGAGGGTCCTGGAGGTCGTCCTGGAGAGCGGACCGAGCCTCGGATGCCGCCCACAGAAGGGCCCGCGCTGAGGATTCCCGACGGACAATGGCCGTGTACTGGGCAATCCCGGCCGGCGACGGGACGTTGGCCTGGATCTGGATCAGGTAGGCCGCGCCCCCTATCTCGTCGTGGACGCCGCGCTGGCGGAGGACGTCGGCCACCGTGGCCCCGTCAACGCGTGTCCCCGCCTCGTAGAGACTCACCATGGCGTCAAAGACGTGAGCGTTCTTGGGGGCGTAGAAATCGCTGGGCCTGAGGTCAGCCAGCGCCACCTCGACAGCCCGACGGTCAAGCAAGGCCGCTCCGAGGACGCACTCTTCGGCCTCGAGGTTGGCGCGGATCTCAGTCACTGGTCTTCGGGTGGTACCCACTCCAAGGGGCCAGCCGTCTCCGTCACTGATGCCTGCGGAGGGTTGTACTCGGCCGCCTCTTGCCAGTCTCCCCACCTCCTGTCACGGAGCCACCGAAACGCGTCAGCGGCGATGGTCTGCTCCTCTTGGCAAGCGCAGGCGTAGTTGAGGGCTGCCCTCCAAGCTGCGCGACGGTCCTCAATAGAGAGCTTCACCCACTGATCGACCGCTTGTGATCGTCGCTCTTTCTTGCCATGACGGGAGGGGTAAGCGTCCCAAAAGGCGTCGAACCCGGTGAGGTCTCGCGCCTGAGCGCGCGCGGTCTTTGGTTCAATTTGGTTCAACAAAAGAGGTGCGGGATCGACTGATTGAGCAGGTCCGACGCCGTCAATCGCGCACCTGTCAGAATCTGACAGGTCATCTTTTGGCCTCAGGAAACGGTAGGTCGTCACCCCCTTGGCCTGCATCCCGACGACCTCGAGGTATCCATCCGAGACCATCTTTGCCAACGTGGAAGTCACCGTTCCACGACTGACTTTTGCCTTCTCAGCGATTTTCGACTTTGAAACCCACACCTGCCAGCCGTGGTCCTCGTTGGCGATGTCGGCCAGAGCGAGATGCACAAGGCGAGCACCGAGGGTGTAGGGGGAATGGTCGAAGACCCAGGAGACCGCCTTGACGCTCACCGAGAAACCCACCGCCGGCGCCGGAAATGCTCCAGCATCAAGGAGCGGAGTCCCACCCAGTTCCGTTCGTGCATCAACTCGGCGGCGCGGGAGTCCCGCTGGAATCCCTGAAACCAGTTCGGAGCGGATGGCTGACGCACGGTTTGGTCATCGCCGTCCATCCATTCGGGCCACGACAAGGGATACATCCGGATGCAGCGGTAGGCCCAAGTGTCGGCTACCTCGGGATCGCCGACGCAGATATACAACTCTGCATCCGGCTCAGAATCGAAGATGACCTCCATGGTTTCCATGAGGTCCTCAAGCGCCTTGGGAACGTAAGGCTTGACTTCGCAGTACCACGAGCTTCCCAGTGGTGAGCCTGGCCATGTGATCTTGAAGTCCGGGAGGTATTGGGTCGCGCCCGAAGCGAAGCAATAGGGCTCGTATTCCCAGCCCATGGCCACCCCGTCATTAGCCTGGTCTTGCTCCTCTTGATCCCAATAGGCAGCCCATTTCGCCTCGAGGCGCGACCGCATCTTGATTCCCCGGTAAACGGTGGGGCGAGGCCGAAGCTCGGAGCGCCGGAGACCGTTCACTCTCCCCCCCCCCTTCGCCGCCAAGATGCCCTCCTGATCGCGCTCAGGGAGTGTGGACAACCAGTGGAGAAGGCCCTCACGCAGGGGGATTGGGCCGGCGCGCTCTGTGGAAAGAGTTTGCGGCCCGACACTCTTGGGGTACCGTGGCACAGACGACCTCCTTCATAGGTCGAAGAGGAGCGGCGCCTGGGTCGGAATCCGGCGCCGTTTCTCGCGTTCAGGGGGCGGTTGACCCTACGTCTGACGTTTCGGTGACGCAAGCACTTCTGCCGCGGATGGGCCAGTCACCTTCTTCGGGAGGCAGCGCCGGGTCCCCCTTCTTCGCTCGGTACTCGTTGAACGAATCGAGCCACTCGCGATGCCAGACGACTTGCAACGCATGGAGCTCGAGCGGGTCGATGTCCAGGCGCTTGCGTTTGGTCCAGGCGACGTACCGTGCGAGCTGCACCGTGGCTGCCACGTCGGCATAAGCCTGGTGGGCCTCACCGAGGAGTACCTGGTACTGATGGCAGAGCGCGGACAGAGTGCGCGAGCCTTTCCGGAAGCGGTCGATGTGCCGGTCGATGACGAGCGGGTCGATCAGCGGCCCATTCCATCGAAAGTCCTCGACGAGTCCACCACCACCGGCCCGTCGATAGCACCGGTCCAGCACAGTGAGGTCGTAGGAACCGTTCATGGCCACCACCGGCGTGCCCGCCAGTTGTGCGGTGACGAGCTCTCCGATGATGCCGATGATCGACTTGTCGAGGTCTCCACCGCGTTCGGCCACCATCTCGTCGGTGATGTGATGGATCGCGGTTGACTCCTCGGGGATCGGGACGCCGGGGTTGATGAGACCGTGGCGGACCTGGGTGAACTTCTCTCCATCCCAATACGCCAGTGCGAACTGCACCGGGATGGCAGTCTCCGGCTCCTTGCCGGTGGCCTCGAGGTCCAGCCCCAACAGAGGCCCATCCAACCAGGTCAAGGCGCTATTCCGAGTGCGTCCATGATGTCGCCGCCCTGCTCGACGGTCAGCGAAGAGAGAGTGACCGGAGCGTCCCATTTCATGAGTGCCTGGATGGCCAGCTCGACCTCGGTGTTGCCGCGGACCGGTGGATCGGCCTTGGCATAGTGCTTCACGATGTCGTTGCGGTTCTTGGCCGACATGATGCCGACCGGCGGACCGTCTCCCTCGACTCCCCGCGCGCGCGTGGGCGTTCTGCGGCCAGACGTCGGCGTGGAAGACCTCGGGGCGCGCCGGCGCCGCGGTGCATCGGCTCCGTAGGCGGCCTCGGCCAGGGACCCATCGTCGTCAGCCTCCGAAACGATGCCGAGGATGGCGCAGTAGGCGTAACGGCGGTAGTAGGTGATGAGGGATCCTGTGGCCTGGGGGGTGGACTGCTGGACGGTGAGACGCATCCGCGACTTGAGCCTCCCTGCCGGGTGCATGAGGATCGTTTGCAGGTAGTCCTGGCCGCCCTTGGTGAAGCCAATGGGCTGCGAGATCGACAGACCGCACCGGAAGAGGATCGGCTTGACCGCCTCGATGATGTCGGCCAGGTCCGCGTAGTCGTAGGTGTACTCCGGCTTCTCGCGGGGTTTGATCCGGGCGGTCTTGCCCTTCGGGATGACCGGGAAGTCGCTCTGAGCGTGCGCCAGAGCCTCGCAAAAGGTGGGATGGCTACAGACGTCCCCCGGGGCCGGTCGGGGGGCCTCAGGGGGCCTCAGGGGCTGCTGCCCGGCTTCTGGAGGGGTAGCTGGCTCGGTCACTTCTGGTCCTTCCGGCTCGCTCATCGGAGAATGGTGATCTGCTCGGAGAGGGTCGTGTCAGTCATCGCTTCCTCTTTTCAGCTGTGGCCCAAATCTTGACGACGGCGAGATGGCGGAAGGCCTCGACGGCGCACTTCTGTGCGACGTCACGGGGCATCCCCTCCTCAGGCTTGATCCGCGGCACCTCGATCAACTCGTAGTGGCCGTCGTCGTGAAGGTAGAGACCTGCCCAGCGATCGACATGGGGCAACGGGTCAAGATCAACGGCCATGCCGCGTTCGTCGTAGACAATCATTCCGTCGCAGGAGGTGTAGCCAGCCAACTGGAGAGCGAGTTCCGGGAGGTACTGTTTCCCGGTTTTTAGATCAACAGCCCAAAACTCTTCTCCCCAGGCCCCGATGAGGTCGAAGCGACCGCCGTACCCGAGGTGGGAGACCACGGCACGTTCAGCCTCGAGCCACTCAGGACGGTGGTCGTTGCAGAACGCAGCGAAGGCGTCGAGATAAGGCTCGTCTTGCGCATCGACGACGGTGCTCTTGCCCTTGGCCCAGTCCTCCGCGTATCCATGGACGCGGTTCCCGGTATCGGCTTTCTCCCCCCACACCTCGCGATGGTCCAGCCCCTCCTTCTGGAGCCTCACCGCGGCTGCGGCGCCGGCACCGAGTTTGTCGCCTGTGTCGAGATGGCCGACGATGGTGGTCACGCCGGTGACGCGTTCGCCGGTGCGCGGATCCGTATACCTGTGACGACTCTCCGCAAAGGCGAGGTCGCTCAGCTTCTCCCGAGCCATCAGTTGAGCTCGGCCAGCCAGCGGATCTCCTGGGGCGTGAGCGCCTGGAGGAGGTCGAGGAGAGGCACGACGTCACCGCCGTACAGATTGACGGCCTCTCGGGTGTAGTTGGTGGCCAGTTCGTGCTGGCCCAAGGCCCGCAGGCCTCGCACCGTCTTCGTGATGATGAGATCCACGGGTGCTCCTTTCCGTAGGGTGCTGGCACGGTACCAGGGTGCCGCGACAACGTCACGGACACCGATAGGGTGAGAGCTCCGTTCCGTAGGGGATCGGATGCAAGGACCCCGGTTCTCCAGCCGGGGTTCTTGCGCGTATAGACACCCCTTCCCTCTGTCGATACAATGAGGGCACCTACGGAAGGGGAATCGAATGGCCGACTACATCGCCCGGTACGTGAAATCCATGGAGAGGCAGGGCCTCGCCCACACCACCATCGTGCAGCGGGAGATCATGCTGCGGACCTTTGAGCGGGAGCTGGGCTTCCACGTCACCCAAGAGGAGGTCGAGTCCTGGCTCGACCGTCGGGACATGAGCCTCAAGACCCGATCTCTGTGGGTGTCCCATTTGAAGTGCTTCTACCGGTACTGCTCCGGAGAGGGATTCCAGGTGAGAGACCCGACCATCCGGATCAAGGCCCCGAAGACCCCGCGGCGCCTCCCTCGTCCGATGCCCTCCTCGGACCTCCAGAAGGCCCTGGAAGCCGCTCGGCCGGTGATGCGAGCCTGGCTGCTGTGCGGGGCGCTGGCCGGCCTCAGGTGCCAGGAGATAGCCGGCCTCCGGGCCGACGATGTGATGCTCGCAGAAGGACTGCTCCGGGTCACCGAGGCCAAGGGGGGGAAGGAGCGCCTCGTCCCCCTTCACCCTCAGTTGCGGGAGGCTCTCGAACGCGTGACTCCGCCCTTCGGAGGGCTCATGTGGAAGACCGAGCACAATCGGAAGTTCACGGCCAATCAGATCAGTTGGAACATCGGGCGGTTCCTCCGCAAGCAGGGCATCACGGGAGGAGCGCACACCCTCCGGCACTCCTTCGCCAGCAACGCCCTCCGGCAGTGCCATGACCTCAGGGTGGTCCAGGAACTCCTCGGTCACGCATCGGTGGCCACCACGGCCGTCTACACGGCGTTCGATCAGGATGCAGCGAAGGCCGCGGTCGCAGCGATCGGACTGCCCACCGACTGAACCCCGGACGCGACAAAGCCCCCTCCACCCGAAGGCAGAGGGGGCCAAGTCGTCTCGTACGCCGTCGCATTTGGCGAAGCGGTCAGGTTACCGAATGGACCTCGAGGTCACGCGGACATTCAGGCTGCGCCGCTTCCATCGTCCAATGTCAGCCATTCGGATGCGATGCGGATCCCAGGCCGGGCGGGCGGAACTCCGGACAGTGCACCGCTCCCCCACCCGGGCCCCGCAGGCTCGACAGGCCACCACCATCGACTGGCGGTGGGCGATCTCACGGCTCGATGGTCGATTGTGGGGGGATTTGAACGCCTTGAACCCGGCGCCGGGGAGCATCAGAGCCCGTACTTCTCGCATCGCTGGGCGTGGCCGGGCTCGTTCCTCCATTTCGGTCTGGCACAAAGCTTCACCAGCTCTTTCGAGGGGGTAAGGGAGCCGGGGTTCTGGTACAGGGTCTCCCAGCACTGCCCTGATTGAGGAGGGGCGGCCTCCCAGGTGGCCGCGGCGGACTCGGTACCCGTGAACTGGACGGAGTAGTCCCATCCCGAAGGAGTGGGCGTCGAGCAGTTGACCACCCACACCGTCGGATCGGTGGCCAGGACGGTCCCAGAGGCCACGAAAGCGCCCGAGGCCATCAGGAGCGCCAGCACGGCCCCGAGGCCCAGGAATCGCATCAGAAGGCCGCTGGCAGGGGACTCACGGGGTAAGACCCTCCGACCACCGCCGCGACAGGAGCGGTCCCTGTCCACAGGATCGACCATCTCCCGACGTTGTCGTTGGCCATGACCGCGGTGTAGATCCCCTCGGACTGGCGGACGATCGACCCGGCCCCTTGATACATCCAGGTGATGAGAGAGGCTCCGTCCCCGCCGACCCATTGCAGCGTGATCTCTCCAGGATCTCCGACAGGCCACTGGTCTCTCGGGAGGCCGACCTGGGGGACCGTGAAAGTCACCCCGACGAGGGCTGAGTTGCCGACGTACATAGGATCGGGCAGGAGGATGGTCATAGGGCTCCTACTCGATCGAATCCCCGGCGCCGAAGGCTTGGATTGACTCCTCGGCGGAGAAGGGCTGGACGCTCAGATCAGCGCCGAAGGCCTGAATGGAGAGCTCGGCCGCTCCCCCGAGGGAGGGGAGCAGGATCACCAGGGCGTCGATGAACTCACTGGCATCGACGAGAGAGAGCAGCGCGGCGAGAGAAAGGGAGTCAGCGCCCTCGGCGGTATCGCTCAACCCCAGGGAGGCGGAGAGTGCCAGAGTGTCAGCCCCGGTCCCGGTGTCTTCCAGGTTCAAGGCAATTTGGCCAAGGAGGTCGGCCCCTGTCGCAGACTCGGAGAAGCCCAGCGTCACCACGATGGTCATCGCCTCCACGCCTGTCGCGCTGTCGCTCATCATCACGAACTGGCCCGAGCCGGCAATGAGGTTGTCCGCGCCTGAGCCAGTGTCAGCGAAGCCGATGGCGGCTGAGATGCTCCCCAGGACGTCGGCGCCGGTGGCGCTGTCGGTCAGCAAGAGACCCACACTCCCGAGGCTGTCCGTCCCGCTGGCCAGGTCGGCCAGAGTCAGGGCAATCGAGCCGAGGGAATCTGCCCCTGACGCGGTGTCGGTCAACAGGAGTGCGATCTGGGCAAGGGCGTCTGCCCCTGACGCTGCGTCAGCCATTGTGAAAGCGATCTGGGCAAGCGAATCGGCCCCACTCGCGGTATCACCGAACGCGGCCGCGATGGCGGCCAGGACGTCGGCACCACTCCCGGTGTCGCTGAGAGACACCGCCGTCTGCGTCATCGCCCCGGGGACGAAGGGGACGCCGACGGCCAGGTTCCCGCCGTAGACGGTCGTGCTCACGCCAGCGTCTCGTAGACGAGGCTGCCGGCGATGCGGTCGAGGACCGTGTTCCCGATCCCCCAGCCGCTGTTGGCCTGGAGGAGGACTGGGCCGAGAGTGCTACCGAACAGCTTCCAGTTGAAGCCCCAGGAGCCGTTCGGGTTATTTGGGAGGTTCACGGTGAATCCGGCGGTCGAAACACTCGTCACCCAGAACGGGGATGCTGGGTTGACCCGGTAGCTGAAGCTGTAGGACGAGCCCGGGTTGTTCGAGAGGGCGAGGGTGAAGCCCGACGTCGACGTGGCAGTGACGTAGGGGCCGCCGATACGGACCTGCCAGTCGAAGGTGACGTTCGCAGCGGTCGCCACGGGGACGTTGATGGTGAAGCCCGACGTCGTGAAACCGCTGATCCAGAACCCTCGGCCCGTGCCCGACGTCTCCGCCGCGGTCATCACGACGACGAGGTCAGCCGCGTTGAGCGGGCTGTTGGTGAGGGCGTTCGTGAACGACACGGCGACGCTGGTATTCCCCGTCGTGATCGTCGCCGTGCCCGACGCACCGATCGGAGCGCCGCTCGTCGGGACGATGGTGATGTCCTGCGGGCCAGGAGCGGACGCCATTGTGTGCGGGTAACTCACCGCTACCGATGCTGCCGTGACCGGAATAGAGGCCGTGCCAGTAGGCCCCGCACCTGAGGCAGTCGGCACGACGATGATGTCACTGGCCGCTGGCGCCACCGGCAGGGTGAAGGGAAAGGACACGGCGACCGAGGCGGCGGTGGTCGGGATCGAGCTTGATCCCGAGACGTAGTTGTAGGGAAGGAGTGCCTGGACCCACTGCTCCTGCGGTCCGTTGTAGGTCAGGCCCGGCGCGTCGGAAGCGATCCAGCTGAGGGGGATGGCTGGGGCGGTGATGCCCTTCAGCGCCCACCCTGATCCGACAGGGCGGTCGGCGTTGAGGTTGGCGTTCTGCCCCCATGCCCGCTGCATCGGGACCGGGAGGGAGACAATGTACGTCCCGTTCCCCGGCGACGGGCTCGACCCGAAGCCGATCTCGAAGTCGCACAGGCAGAGCTTTTGCTCGGGCAAGTAGAGGTAGCGCCCGAACTGCGTTGCGCCCGCTCCGAGCGTCGGCGTCGTCGTCTGGCTGTTGTAGACGTCGAGCTGGGGCGTGTACTCCCTCCAGCCGACACGGCTGGTGCCGACGTTGAGGCCGCGACCTTGCATCAGAAGGCGGAGGCGAACGCCGTCACCTGGACGTTGTTCGTCTCGGTGACCGTGGCGTAGAGCTTCGATCCCCCGGTGTAGGCCGAGCCGTTCGAGAACCCGCCGCCCGGACCGGGGATGATGAGCTGGTCATAGGGCTTGGTCCCGAAGGGGGATGCCGTTGTGGCGCCAGAGGTGAAGGCGTTGTAGGGCAGGGCGTCGACCTGGTAGTAGGTCGACGTCCCGTCGTCGAGGAACAGGTTGACCACCCCGCCGGTCGAGGACGTGGCCAGACAGCCCCAGCGGACACTCGACACGTTGAGGCCGTTGCAGACGAACGTGAGCGTGACCGTCCCTGAGGCCGTGGCTTGCTGGCTGAGGATGAGGTTGTTGCCCGCCACCAGTTGCACGACGGTACCGGGGTTGATCCCCGTCCCGATGACCGACATGCCGACGTAGACGCCCGAGAACCCGCCAGACGACACGGTGCACAGTTGCGAGCCGTTGGTCGTCGTGACCGAGGCGACGGTCTTGGTGGTGGCGTCGAGGAGGAGCCCGACGTGGGTGGGGGCCGTTCCCCCCGTTCCCCCCGTGTTGGTGTCGGCCGTCGTCAACGTGTAGGTGCCGACGATCGGGGCCTGGGTGAAGACGGGGATCACGTTGGCGCTCATGCGGGCTCCTTAGCCGACGTACCGGGCGGCGTTGATGGTGGACGCGGGGCGGTCGGCCGGGATCGCAGGAAGGAGGTTCCGCAGCCCGGCCGCTGTCGCCATGCCCACGGCGGTCCAGTTGGCAGCGTGGTCGATCGGGGCGGAACCCTCGGCGCCTCGGATGACGAACCAGTCGACGAGCCCGGCACCTGATTGATTGACAACAATCATCACCTCGGACGGGGCGTTGGCGTCGAGGATGCGGAACTGCGTCGGGGGGATCCCCGATGAACTGGCCACGTTCACGAACTCGGCAGCCGACGAGACCACGAAGGCGTTGTCGGTCAGGACGGAAGTCAGCCCCCCCGACGTGACCGTGGCCTGAGCCCCGTTGTTGAGGACGTCGGCCGCGCCCACTTAGCTGACTGTCAGAGTCGCCGTTGCGGTCCAGGTCGCCGCGCTGGTCTTCGTCCCGAGGTTCACGACTGCCCGATTGAGCATCCCACTGACGGTCGTGCCGGCCCCTCCTCCTCCACCGGAGTCGAAGCACCACTCTTGCCAGCCGGCGGTGAAGTTGCCGACGCCCGTGCCGAAGACGGCCTGGAAGGTGTAGACGCCGTTGACCACGGTGGGGTAGCTCGCCGCCATGGGTTCGAACTGGCGGTGCGTGTTGCCGGCAGCGGCCTGGAGGTCTGTTTGGGTCAGGGCGAAGGCTGTCGAGCTGTCCCCTACACCGATCCGCGCATTGGCGTTGGAGTAGTTGGTCGGACTGGCTGTGCCGCACAGCAGCTCTCCGAGGTAGCCGAGACCTTGATTCACCAACTGATTGCCCTCGACCTCGGTGATGGCATAGGGGTCGATGCCCGCCGCGAGGATGTCGTCGAGTCCTCGTCCCACCACTCCCGCCTCAACGAGCTCGTGATGGTGAAACTTGTGGACCGTGAACCTCGGCCACCAGCGGATGTCATCGGTCAGCAGCATCGGCTTCTTCTTTCAGTGGACGGGTGGGTAGTGCGGGTCGAGGACCGACTGCACCCAGGCAGTCGGGGTCCCGGCGAAAGCGGTGGAATCAGCGTCGAGCCATTCGTGGGTCTCGCCAGTCATCACGTAGGGGGTCACCGGAGCACCGTTCGCAATGGCGTTGGACGCGATCGTGTTGAGCTCGGGGAACATGACGAGCTCTCCGGTCGTGCCCCAAGCCAAGGCGAGCGGCACGGTCAGCGAGTTGAGCACGGTGTTGGCCGAGACCTGCAGAGAGGTCAGGGTGTCCGTGGGCATCGTCCCGAGGTTGAACGCGAGGTGGCTCGAGGACGCGCTTACCAGCTGCTGGCTCGAGCAGTTGGGGCGCAGGCCCCCCGTGGGACCCGGCGGTGTGTTGAGGAGTTGCGTGTAGCTGGTCGAATCGGAGGAACTGGAACTCGAGACGTTCTGGATTGTTATGAACTCGTTGGCCGAGAACCCTGAGAACGTTCCATTGAGGGTGATGAGGTAGGGCGGCCCGCTCATTCCTGCAGTCGCTGAGGTGACGGTCGTCAGTGTCTGGGTGACGAGGTTGACCCCGGACGTGTCCTGACCGGCGAGGTCGCTGAAAGCAAAGGGCCCGTCTGTCGGGTACGCGTTCCACTGGGTTGGCGAGGAACGAGAGATGCCCCCAATGACGAACTCGCTCCTGTGCAAGAGCATCTGCAGGACGGCCCATGCTCCCCACGAGAACCCC